GATTGTTTCATTTTTGGTACCCAAAACGCAAACACTTCCCATCGGTACGTTTCTTTCGAGCCATAACCTTTATGGGTCTATATTCTCCCCTCGAATGTTTCACAATTTCAAGACCACAATCAGGGGAAGCGCTAATTAAGTCGAATTTTGTCCAATACAAATCTGCCCCATACGCTAAGTTACAACTTGAACCCTGTTCGTAATCATTATTTAGGCAGGGACAGTCATTACAATTTGTCATCTCTAAAAACTTATTTTCATCCATTATTATTTCCTAAACCACCTTCTTCTTAGGGTCGATCAATCCACATGACACAAAAGCATCTACAAGTTTTTCGGCAAAACCATCAAGATAGTTATGATCAAAACAGAAAAGTACTTTTTCGTTATCTTTACTCTCTTTCCATCGATGGTTATTATGAGTTAATATACCCTCCACCACCTCGTGGGTTAACATCTCAAGAACACGTCTACGACATTGCCCCTTGGTTTCAATAACTATTTCTCCAGCGCCAGACTTCCGTATGTAATAAGGCTAGCACTACCACCGTCTTTCTTGTCAGCCCGAAGCGTCCATTCGCGGGAACAGATACGGATTGTCTTACGTTTAGCCTTCATGTCGTTGGCCTCGGATATATTTCATCTGGAGAGATAAACTTTCTCGGGCGACCACGCTGTCTTTTCGCTGCACCATGTGAGCGCCTAGGTTCTTTGGGCTCGGGTGAAACCTCTACTATGGGTAACTCCTTTCCAAACTCCCAGAATGGACAGTTGACAGCCTTAAATAGTTTCCCAGCCTCGTTACGTTGGATCCTGCGCCGATCCTTCATGCATACGTCGAGCTCTTCGATGTCAAACCTACACGTTGGGCATTGCTGTTCTGGCTTCGGTCCATCCGTGTATGGATTCTTAGGCGCTTCCACCTCGGAGGTAAACTTACGTATTTCCTGTTCTGTCATTAGCGGAGCCCCGCGATCGTCCACCTCTTCGTATACCCGAAATTCCGCATCGGAAAGGATTTCTATCGTGCCATCCGGAGGTGTAAGGACCCAACTTCCAGGACACACATACCATATCCCGGAGTATCCAACCTCCCCGAGCCTATTAATCTCCCCATGCACTCGCATGACAGCGCCACACTTGTCGCACTTCTTGGCGAGAAAGCTATCCTTACCCTTGGAGTATCCCACGAATGCGCCTTCCTCGCCAACCCTGTGACCTTCGGGCTTATCGAGTGGGTGATCTCCGTTCTTAAACCAACGGGTAGCTGTAATTATTTCAGATTTTAAACGGAATTTACCCATATTAATCGTCCTCCCCGCCATACTGCGCCATGTCTCTATCAAACAAGCACTGCCTACAAAGCGTATAAACCCATCCCTTGGTCTGCGTAACGCCATCCGTGGACCCACACTGTTCGCAGGTCATGTAACTCATCGCCTCGGCGAACGTTATCAGTCCATCAACGTAGTCATCCCCGCCGTTGATATAAAACCTGAGCGATCCAAATTTTTCTTTCACCTGGACGGCCTCGACCGAATTATCCGGATGGTCTTGAACGTAGTGCTGAATTAGCCTACAGAGAGTATCAATAATCCTGTACCAACCGCTACCACATTCAAGCCCGAATGGAATCAGGCTTTCCATAATTGATTTATCTTTTCCCGCAAAGATCTCCGGATACTTTTTAAACAGGGCAATCTCTAGTTCCGCCTTCATCCCTAAACCCCTTTCTTACCAAGATAGACGTATCATTATCAATAATGATCACCGCCCCATCACTCGCGTGCATCACTACCTGATACAGATCCCTTCGATCGAATGTCTGCACCTTGCACTTTACCCCACAAAACTCCAATTCCCTATTATGTATTCCAAGTTTGCGCTTAGGAAGGCGATCGATGAGCCAGTATATTATGTTCTTAATCAAGGTCACCCTCCTTGCTTACAATTTTCCTCAACGATTTCCATTTGCGTTGCAGTTAACGTTCCACCCCAACCCGAAAAGCAAGACAACACCTCAATACCACCAGCCTCTATCGCCTCAAGCGCTGCACGTCGTGGAGGGAAGTCGAACCCATCGGGTATCCTTACATCATCCGCCACCACAATCTTGCATTCCCATACCTTGAATTTAGAATGGCAATCATCTGGGCATTTCATGGGTCCTCCCCATCCAGTTCGTCCCAACCCCTCAGTTCTACCCCCTGCATAACTTCCACGGCATGGGCAAAATTAAGGTATGCAGATGTAAGGGTATGCAACCCTGTCGGGTCTAATACCTCCAGAATGGCCCATAGAAATTTTTCGTTTACTTCCCCCACCAGATCTAGATCTTCCATATTTTCCTCCTTAAATTAAAGATTTTCCACACTCGGGGCAGAACTTTACGATAATCAACGTGTATCTACCCTCACTACTCACATAGGTTGTAAAGGAACCCTTTTCGCAAATAGTACATTTTGACTCCGGCTTCTCCCTCGGTTCATGATGACAGTGTTCACTATCCCATCCAAAATAGATAGCACCATTACGTTCCTCGATACACTTATAACAAAGATCCTTCATTTCCATTTCCCTCCTGAAATTTTAAAAAAATTATTTGGTACCACCCTTTTTATACGGATTCGGATTTATTTAGGGACTGCCCCCGGGTATCACCAGTTCCATTCGTCGAAAGGTTGCGACGGATCAGGTGAGATAATATCCAAAACTGTAAAATGACAATATTGTGATGGATACGAATCAAATTTTATATTCCATACAGTATCTTTTTGAAAAATAAAGTTCCCGTAAGCATCTGGACACTCAAGTAATATTTTCATGTCACCTCCATGAGGAATAATTTTTCATACCACCCACTTTTCTACGCAGTAAAAGTCCAAAAAGAGTGCCCCCGGGCCCCGGGGGTTATAGACGCACCGTGTGATAGAGAGAACCATAGGGGGACGGGTTTACTACCTATTCGGGGCCCTCTCGACTGCTCCCCCGGTTACGATCATCATACCATACCATCGGGGAGTGTCAAGTAATTCATTTAGATCAATTCAATTTCATACACTATGAAATGTAAACAGGTTAACGTATTGACTATTATATTGATTTGTTATGATGGGTTAACCCCGAACCCGGTCCATATTGGTATGGCTCCGGGCAGCAGGTTACGATGGTGAGCATTTGAAGGGCATTCCAGCTTAGAATGATTCTTATCTAAGAATTATTACAGGCTATCTATATAAAGGGATGGCTATGCAATGTATTGCCTTTGTATATACTTCGACATTTTTGTCGAGCTTTCGACAATTTTGTCGAGTTTATGACATTTGGTCACATAGCTGTCTATCAGAAACATTCCATTTCATGTGACGTTTTTTGGACCCTCCATGCAATAAATGTCATGGGTATTTATTTAATATATTCAATTAGTTAAGTGGTTATAGTTAAAGTACTATGTAAACTTTACATACCTGACGTTTCTCATGAAATTAACCCATTTTTAACCTATTGAATTTATTATGGTTTATATTTGAAAGATTTATTGTGTTCTGGCATATCGTTTGCATTAATAAGGTTCAAACGGAGGTTAAAAAGATGGTTAAAAAGTTCTGGACCTCAAAAGAATTAACCTGTAGGGGTTGCGAAACTAAGTTTACGGTTTTTAATTGTGATTGCCATATATGCAAAGAGCAGTTAAAGGTTAAACTTTGTAATTTATGTTATCAAGTTAAATCATATCGAGAGGTCAAGTAAGATGAATAACTTCGAATCAACATTCCTACAAGCAAACCAATTCGAGCGTAACGCTGGTTTTCACTGGTATAATGACAGTCATAACTATCTAAAGGACATGGCCGAACATTTTAACGTGCCCCTGAAGATCGTTTGCGGGATTACAGCCGTCACCTCTCCGGGGTTGTCATGGAGTCAAAACACTATCCTAACCTATAATATTTTAAAGTTCAAAGGTAAACTATCTCATATTAAAACATCTTGCTATAAGGCAAACATTTATAGGGCATTAAATATTTATAGGACAAAAAAAGTCTTTCCTCATTTAAGAGGTCCGAAAGTAGTTCAATTTTACTTTAATCTTCTTAATCCGTTTGACGATAGCTGTATTACTATTGATCGATTTATGTTATCCTGTTTTTATAATGACCTAAATATTGACAATCTTAAAAGGTTTATGACACCTAAGCATATTGAAACATTAAAGGTCGAAATTAAGAATTTATCAATTCGGTATGACTTGTTACCTTGTCAATTTCAAGCTATTGTATGGTTAACATACCATCGAATTGTTAAGTCAATGACTTCATATACTGGTCAACTACAGTTAAAAATCTTCTAAATTGGAGGTCTTATGCAATTCAAAAGATTATATCACAATGTCCTAACAGATGGCGGTATAACCTTAACTTCCCGGTTGGTTCAGGTTAAGAAGCAAACCGGTTTTTTCGTTTCATTAAGAGGTCAGGGTATAGTTATTGACCTTAAAAATTTCACTCCTGAAAGTTTATTCTTAACTATCAATAAACTTTTCATACAATATGAGATAATTTATAATAAGCAATTCATTGGTATATGGCTTGACAAGGCAAACGAAAAGGTTTATATTGATATATCAGTATGGGTTCTGGACCGGGATAAGGCAATTCAAAAAGGTTTAACTGAGGGTCAAATTGCAATATGGGATATTGAGAATGGTCAAGAGATATATCTTAAATAAATCTATAATAAGGAGGTATGGTAAAATGGAAGAGCATAAAATTCAATTCGGAACATTATTTCCAGATGGAACAGTAACAAATGTTCGATTAATTAAACAATCAGATATTGGAAAGTGCCAGTTTTTTATTATGGCTCCAGAGCATTACCGGGAAGATGGGTCCTGTAAATGTAATGACCCGGAGCATAGAAAAATGATGATTAAGGAATGGGGCTATTCCCGGAAGTCATTTAAAAATATTCCATTAGAGGGGGGTGATAGGGAATGAAAAAGATAGGATTGTTATACGTCGGAGAGATGGAGGGGAGGTTCGGAACCACATTCGAGGTATATAAAGATTTATATACCGGGGTTCGATTTATGGTAAGGGGTGGTTTAACATCTTTCTCCGGGAAGTAATACATAATAAAATATAGGAGGTGAGGATTCCGGTCCTCATCTCCGGGAGGTATTGAAAAATGAAAAAGATTAAAATGACACCTTATTTAGCAACAGCTATCGCTGAGGGATTTTGTGAGGGTGAGGGTGCAAGCAGGGAAGAGCAGGTTGAGGCATAGCAGTATCTCGTCGATACTGGAATGGCCTGGACACTTCAGGGATGCCTCGGTAGGACTGCAATGGCGTTGATTGAGGCCGGAATTATCAATAGAAAGGGGGGGAACTAAAAATGGAATTTACAATCGAAGGAAACCATTATCAAATCAGGAACTCCGAAGAATTGGTTGCCGTTGCGAAAGTCACCGGAAGCCATTTCTTTGACCGCTTAACGATGAAGGGGTTCAAGTCTAAGCTGGAACCCCGAATATTCGAGGCCCCGGAGGGTGTTTACTTTGTTACCAGCGAAAGGTTTGTGTCGGTTTTTACCGATTATAGGGAACCCCGGAAATGGACCATCCGGTTATTTAATCTTGAAGGCGACATTCGTAATGTCAAGATAAATGATGGAGATGGATTCCAAAGGTTCAGTAATCGAGAGCAGGCGTATCGGTATATTGAGAAAAATCTTTTAAAGGGAGGTGATTGACTATGTTTTTCATTATTGAAATCTTGGGTTGTTTACCGTATGTTCAGGTTATATTGGACCCGGACGAAAGTGGGGGGTCCATTTCTTTCGATACCAAGAAAAAAGCGGAAAGATACGCTAAGAAAAATTGCTCATGGGAATATCAAATCGTAGAATTTAATTGAGGTGATAAAATGTTCAGATGGTGTGATAGTAAGGAGCAAAGAATGGATGAAATAGTGTGTGACCGGAACTTATCCGCTGGAACGTGTAAGCGGATACGTGAGAAATGCCAGGTGGTAAGGGTTATAAATATCTCCGATGAAGAGAGGATAAAGAGATCAGAGAGGATGAAGAATTTGAAAGGGGGAGGTGATAAAAATGAAGCGTTATGAATTTACGGTCACCCTAAATGCTATGGGAGAAACCCCGGATGAGGCGTGGGAAGATGCCCTTGAGGGGTTAATGATGGATAAGGGGGGCGTTTCTGAAGATGAGATTACCCTCATCGAAAAGCTTAATAGGGATGGAAACGAATTTAGTCCCAGAAAGTTTATCCTTAATAAAAAGGTCACAATAAAATAGGAGGTGATAAAGATGAGAAAAATTGAAAGATTAAAGCGGGAAGCCCTTGAATCGTGTAGATTTAGAGGGCATAAGATGGAACATTTCAAGAATTATGGAAACATTAGTAAGGCATATTCCCAATGTAAAGTATGCTTAGAGACCGTAGCGATTAATGCCTACCCATTACCCAATAGTATTGAAATTGGAGGCGAGGCTGTGGCCCTATATTGTAGGGGGGAAGTCTGCACCCGACCACTTTGCGACTGTGTGGAGTGCAGGGAGTGCTAGCCATTATTCAACTTGAATTATTCAATTTCAATAGGAGGTGATTGAGTTGGTGCGTCAATGCTGTATATGTTGGGTGATATTCGGAGAGAAGGAACCATTTAAGGATAAGTCTGTCACTCATGGATATTGTCCGAAGTGTTTCAGGGTGGAGATGAAGAAAATTGAGAAATTACAAAAAATAGAGGTGATCCAAGGTGGAATGGAAAAAATACAGACACGTAAGAAAACATCGGAAACTACACCAGGCTCTCGATGAATTACTGGCCGATGCGATAATGCATAATTCTTTGTTGTTACCCAGTAAGGCATCTATCCTGAGTTTGCTTGAATGGTCTGCACTACAAACTGATGAATCTACCATAAATCATCAGGAGGATGATTACTTGACAATCTAAAAAGATGGTGTAAAATATTACTATCCGAAAGGGGGTGCTACATGCTTGACAGGGTGGACTCTAAAATATCAAAGGGGGACCTATCTAAGGTTAACAGTGACGGTTTCTATGATGATCCCCCTAATGACGAAGTGGAGGGCGAGGAAGACCTCATGTCCGGGGACGGATACATCAGGGAATGCACAGAAATTCAGAGATTGCTTGATAAATACATGGTGGCTGCCAATGAGAGGTTATGTGCTACGGTCAAAGTGTACAAAAGTGGGGAGTATTCTCAGGAGTTTTTAAGGTCTTTAATTACAAAATAGGGGTACAAAATGAATCATTATAAAATAGCAAGAGATAGCTACGGAGTGTGCATGAAGTGCTGGAGATTGTCTACCACGATTGTGGTGGACAAACATGGTAGATTTGATGATCTCGACCACCTAACGCACCCGGAGTATATTCGGCCAATAGAGGTTACGACTTGCTGTCAATCAGAAGATATGATCCCAATTCAATATGCCGGCAAGTGCGATACGTGCGGGGAATGGCTCGATATACGATTCTCTTATCCTAACGTAATGGAGGCATATCGCTGTGAAAAATGTGAAACGAAAGAAGTGTAAGGGTCCGTTTGTGTGGTTATGCATTAACTGTATGACACTTAACGTTTACCCCCACTGGAAATGTGTGGGGTGTGGAACATCATATTAGGGGGGGTGATAACTAAATGTATAACACAATCTCTAATTTGCCAGATGATATTCAGCTAACCTCCATCATCGCATTACAGATTGATAGTTACGGTATGAGCCAGGCATGTAACGCCTTAAAGCATATACCAGATACCTATATCTTTTCCAGGGCGTGTAGTGTTATGCTGAGTTTGGGGGTGTCAGAATGGATACGATCTATGAGGTCCCAGGGGGAATCCCCCGATCCTACCACGCTTGGCCTGAAGATGTGGAACGGAACGGAGATGTGTCTGGAACGTCACGTAATGACCGAGGGTGGAACATTGAAGTCGATGAGGTCCATTGCACAGCAAGAAATGCTGGAAAAGGCGGAGTGGTTTGGTAAGCTGGGAGAGCTTGGGAAGTTGTTTATTGCGGAGCCAGAGGAAATATGAGGGCAAGGTCTTGACGTGTTATGATCCATAATTTTTCGATACCGACCTTAAGATTGTGGACCCTATTATGACACCCCTTACAAACTGATACACCATTCCACGCTTCCAGCGTATATTCTGGAAATTCTTTCCATGGACAAATATGATGTGCAATCACGGCGGGCTTGCCACACACCCTACATATCCAAAAATCTCGCTCCATAATGCCTTGAGTCCACGTACGTCCGAGCGGACCACATCTGGTAGTTTTTAGCTTATCCGAATAATACCGTTTCACCCCGATGGACACCCTTGCGTTCCATTCTGGTGTATGAACGACATCTTTATTATATCCCAATAATCCCTTATTCCATGGAATGTGACCCTTGGGTAATCCACTTCCATTATCTACATATTTTTTAACACGTTCATCCGTTTCTTTGGTTAATCCCTTATTCCACGCTATGCGTTTTCTATTCATTCTCCCTCTCCATCGCTCTTCGTAGTGACTCAACATTAAGATGGCTATAGCGGGCCGACATTTGAATACTTTTGTGCCCTAAAAGTTTAGACACAACATAGATGTCCGTTCCACCTTGAACTAAGCGGCTTGCGCAAGTATGGCGCATCGTATGAAAGCAAACCCCCCTAAGGCCAGCTTTCTTAACTGCTAATCTAAAATAATATTCAAGCGTATCCGGTGAAACGGGTTGCAAGTCTTTACAAAGAAACACATATCCTTCGCTCGGATATAGTTCCGATAAAACCGATATTGCCCTCTTTGTTAAGGGGACCACCCTCGGCTCTCCATTCTTGGACCTTATGACAGTAAGAATTCTTTGATCCAAGTCCACGCAATCCCATGTGAGACCTAAAAGCTCCCCCCTTCTTAACCCGGTTGAGGTAGCCAGAATTATAATTTGCTTAAGCCATGAAGGGCTGACCTCTATTAAACGTAATTCCTCTTCCACCGTGAGCCACCTCGTTCGGAGGGGGCCAGGTTTTTCATATTTGAGATCCTGCGCTGGGTTCTGGCTGATCATGGAATTCTTAACGAGCCATGCGAAAAATTGCTTCATAATAGTGATCTCTCTATTGATTGTAGCGGGCTTAGCCGCCCTACACCTTCGGTCAATAATATAATCCATTACAGATTTGGGGGTAATCTTTGCAGGGTCCCAACCGCAAAAGAATGTGACTATTCGCTTTAGATTGGAAATGGTAGCCGGGTTCTTGTTCTGTAATTCCTCTACGTAACGTTTGCCAAGAATATCAAGCTTCATCTTCTTCCTCATCGTCATCGCAATTATGACCAATTTCACCCAAGATATTAATCCCGCACTTTGAACATCTGTAGTCGGGTCCATTATCTGTAAATAAATTGATCATATTACGACCTCATGGTGTGGGGCCCCTTTGTTAGGGAGGCCCTTGCTTTTCTTATCCCAATATATCATTAAATTCTTAACTTATTCTTCCGTGCGGTATATCTATTGTTATACAGAATGTTTTTTAGCCGTTTCTCCGTCCAGGATAATTTGCCACACTTTCTCGGCATATGGTTCATCCTGGTTACAGGTGATAAATTTCGGGAACTGACTGGCCCCTCGTTTTATGCGATTCCTTTGGACTAATTGGTCAATCTCATCCAATGTCGCCACCTGAGCAGCCGATATGCCAACCAAATCTTTTTTGGGAAACACTATAAATTTATCTTCTTTCACTGCCATTTCACACCTCCGTTATTTCAGAGCCACTCCCTCCGCTTCCCGCCTTTACACGGAGCCTGCTCTTACGCACCACCCGAAGTGGCTCTAACTTATTTCTCCTTCTCAATCAGTTTAGTTAATATGTCAGTATCAAATTCTGGGTCATCAAGATACTTCTCGATCCCCTCCCCTAACTTCTTGATACAGGAGAGGAGATGCCTGAGCCATAATTCTGAGTTTTTCACTAATTTATAATATGCCAGCCATGCTGTCTCGTCTTTAAGTAAATGTTTTCCACCATAATCTTTTTCATCATAAAGAATTTTAGATAGACAATCCTTAATTTCCCCTATCTTCTCATCCATCTTCCCCCCTAATTTAAGGCCAGTGGTGCAGGATGTACCCACGAGTATGTCCCTGCTTATTATCACGGCTTTACCGCCTCATGGTTAGCCTCCACTGGCTGTTAGTTATTTATTATACTGTTTCAAACTTTATATCTCCTGGTTCAGCAGTAACAATAGTTCCATCCGCAAGCTCTACTATTCCAACCGTATAGCTAAAGGATTCTTCAAATGCTTGTTGACCCCATTGATGAAATAAACCATCTGCTTCGTGATAAGGCTCTATACCTACCCCCACAAACTTATAATATCTCACATGACATTTTCTAAACATTTTGTCCCCCCTTAATAAACTGGCAACGCCATATCTGGATTCCTAAACGCTTTCTTCATGGTCCGGTACAACCTAAGTGGACCCTGTAAATACAGGGTTGGTATAATCTTACCGTTAATTTCTGGAACCTTATACTCTTTGTTTTTCTTAAAAGAAATAAACTGATCGTGAGTCATAATTTTTGAGCGGATCTGTTTTGCACGAGTACCCCTCATTGTTTGCCTCCATATAATGCTTTTTTAACCCACGCCTCATTCATCTTAATACCCATGGCTCGCCATTTTTCAACAATGTCGGCATTGGTTTGTTTCGGGTCACCCACCTTAATGATTTGCGTAGTGGCAGTCATCCAGTCACGGAGAACCTGCTTACGGCCCGATGGGTCTGCTTTCATAATATTTTCCTCCACTCACGCATAACCTTTCGATGATACAGTTTTACTCTTACCCCAGTTCTATACTTGGATTCCCCCACATTGTAGGCATGAATCGCTCCATGAATTCCATACCGATTGATTAACCGTTTAAGATGGAGAGCCCCAACTCGAATATTAACTTCTGGATCGAATAGTAACGAATGATGTGGAACCCTGAACTGCTTACGTGTGGACGAATGAATCTGCATGAGACCAAGAGATCTGCCCTTGTCTCCGATAGCCCATGGGTCAAGGTTGGATTCTACGGTAGCGATGGCTCGGAGTAGGCGGTGATCAACCCCGGTAAGTTGGCCGATATTCTGGAACGTATCAGTTATGGATTGAGGGCTGGGATTGCCGCCCACTAAGGAAGCGCTCGGGGTGAACAGAATAAGGAGGAACAGGATTCCGGCTAAGAATTTCACTTTTTTTCCTTAATTATGGCTTCAATATCGACTTCCTGAAAATCAGCAATATCCGGAGAGCCTCCGGGAGGAAAGGTCCACGTTTGATACAGATTTTCAAGATTAACTATACCAGAATATATCCTGGCACCAAGGGTACGATTGCCTATTGATCCTATCCTTCCCAGAAAGGTAGTACCAATTGGTAGGTTAGCTACTTCGGACCCAATTAAGAAACGTAGGGAACCCTCTAAACCTTTAATTATCTTTAACATTTTTACCTCCTTCTGAAATTAGAATTGAAATGATTTTTGAATACACAGATATATCCTGCCACCGTTCCTTCTGGCCCTCCACCTGCGCTACATGACCATTAGAGAGCATCCAAAGACTGGCATCAAGCTGCTTCATCATGTAGGTGATAGCTACCACCGCAGGGTCGGATAGTTTAAGTCCGGGATACATTGCCAGGATAGCCGATACCCGGTTAAAATTCCCGAGCGGGTTACCGCCAGCCGCGTAGTCGTGGTTTTTGCGACTATGTAAATCCATTTCCTCTTCGCAGAGACGGTAGAAATCGGGGTGACCGTGGCGATTGGTGGGTTCCATCTTGATCGTCCTTGCATATTCACTTATGGGCTCTACATCGGATAAGATCGTTTCTCCCCATTTCATCCTGTTCTCGGCAAGCTTCAGCGAAACCGTTGCTGGTTCATCTCGATTACTAATGTGTGCTTCGGTAGTAGGTGGTAGGGTCACCTTCACTTGAATAAAATACCAGCATTTCCAGTCAAGGATTGGTTCATCGAAATGCATCCAACCACTTTCCCAGTCACCAATTGGTCCTGATTCCCATTCCCATTCCCCCACCCTACCAATAAGGTTAAGGTCTCCACGTGAATGGTAACAATCCTTCGGTCCAATCTCTTCAATTCTCATTCTCATATCACGTCTCCATTTGTTTGGATTTTTTCATCCTCCAAGGGTCCAAGTATCCTCCGCCTTATCTCACACTCAGCCTCGTGAATTTCTGCGAGGAAGTTTCGAAGGTCTGTGTAGTTTTTTGGTACATACCTTTTGCAAAGAGCGAAAAGCACGTAGTTTAATCTACCTGGAAGATTATGTACCCCTTCATCTTGGAGGTCTCCCACTAAAAGGTCTATCCGGTTCCTTATGATTTTATTCTCAAGATACGGCATTCGGCGCCTCCCTAAGAAGATCCTCTATGTCAAAAAAGGTCGGAATCCCCATACTTTTAGCCTCAAAGTATTCAGCAACTGCGCCCTGGGATTTCGACCACCCGGGAAGGAATAGCACCGCATCGCACCTTCGGAGCCATTCCATACTGTATTCCTTAATCTGAGACCCAGAGATCTCGACCTCTCCCAGGCAATATTTCCCCTCATCCGGAGGAAGCATGAAAAATAAGAAATCAAATGCCGGCACGAATGGGTAAAACCCGGCCATGAGAAGTCTTCTTCCCGCCGAGACCATATTGCGAATATTCATCAGGTATTCGATCGCATGGTTTTGGGTGGTGGACGCTGGCGTGAGGGGGCCGGCGATGTAGACAGTTTTGATTGTTCTACGGTAAATCGGGATAGCAAAATAATTTAAACGTGACCATCTCAAATCTTCCGCATCTATCATTTCAAACCTCCATCGAGAGTAATTGCATTTCATGTTATCTATACTAACAGACGGTTTTTGATGTGTCAAGCTATTTTTTAAGAAACCGTCGAAAATAATAAAGGATCGGGGGGGGGGCTTGACGGGAGCCTAAACGTATGTTATAATTTTATTTAAATATGGAAAAGATGAAATTTCAAGAAACGTGGGAAAGGGCTGGCCGGGCTAATTTTAGAAATACCAAACGCTATACTAGTCGAAAGCGAGCCACCCCCCTGTGGGCTAGGACTCCAGAGATTCAAGCCGAAATATTAAAATTTTACATAGAAGCTGCAAGGCGAACCCAAGAAGAGGGATGTAAATTTCAGGTAGACCATATAGTTCCGCTTCAAGGCCAAAACGTATGCGGACTTCATGTTCCCTGGAACCTCCAGGTTATATCCAGCGCCAAGAATTGCAGTAAGGGTAACCGCTGGATACCATAAATCCTTAAAAATAAGAATTCCTTAATAATTTTATAATAGTTAACGCGGTATTTCTTCTACCTAAATGTAGGTTAACCATGCTTGAGACAATTGGAGACAAATGGTGATGGGTACCCCGGACACTTACTATCCGAGGGTATAGCGTTTCACAAGGTTCACAAAGTTTTTGGGACATTTTCCGTGTGATTTAATTTCACAAGAAGGGTCGAAAATTTCCAATAAATAAGTTAATCATTCTTCAATGATTTCACACGCCTTGCTTCAAAAGATAGAGGCGTCCGGGTGACTTACTTTTATAATAGAGAAAAAGTGTCCCCCCCTGGAGGGGACGGCATGTATCAGGGCTCCGGAAGTGGCTTATAATGGGGCTTTTATGATTTTTTTATTAAAAGTTGATTGTGCTCAGGATGCCCCATAAGCCACGATCGTGAAATTAGGCCATAGGGATGCCAATTTGGGGGTATTTGCAGGGTAGCCGCTGGATGAGGGGGCAATTCGGTGTGTATTTAGAACCTATCTATAACGAAGATCTGGGAATCCTTGATCCATTTCACGTATGACTCGTTAATAGACCATAGGTTGCGATTCTCACTGTCCTTGGTGTCCCGAAGTATCCCTATCGATCGAAGGTCCTCACAATACTTCTGGGCTGTCCTCCAATGTACGCGCAGATCGGTAGCGAGATCTTTGGTGGTGATTTCTTCATGTTCAAATACGGACTTAACCACCAGGAGTCGGTAAGGGGGTACGGTGTCCTTTACGACCTTCTTAATAATAGGGTATACAGTCGGAGAAATGACGGATTCCCCCTGCACCATGGCAATCCCCTTGGCAAGCTTGTCAAGGCTGGAAATTAGCCGCCCGGGGCCTTCATGATCTACCGGGCTTAGTTGAATACCCTGGGGATCTTTGATAATTGGACTCCGCAGGTGGGCTCCAAAAATACATAGATTTTGGATACGGCTTCGGCATTCTTCGTACCACGTGGGAAGGTCACAAATAACCTCAAATCGACCCAAGAACTCTACTACCAGCCTGGCGGCCTCGTTACGTAGGTTCTCCTTATCGTTATTGCTCTCCATTGCTATCTTGGCTATCGCCTCGGCCATTTCCGCCGAGATCCTATATTTTAGGAATCTTTCGCCCAGGATGCCGTTGACCGAATCAAACTCGTCGATAGCATTCGTACAGGCTGCAATCACTCCAATGTGTTCCTTGAGTTCAAAGTGCTGGGCATTCCCGTAATCGCCACAAATATACCCGTCAGCCATTTCACGAAGCTGGGAGATAAACTCACTCCTGTCTTCGCGCCTCATGGATAGAATGGTCGTGAAGTCTTTAAAGACGAGAATATTTCTCCCCTCCTTCTGGAGTTTGGTTAAGAGGGAAAAGTTCTCGCCCCTTTTTGCCCTATCCTGGTATCCAGAAACAAGCGTGTGAGGGGTAATTTTAGTGAGGTGATAGGTATGCCTATAATCTATCAACGAACGAACCAACTCAGTCTTCGCAGACGATGATGGACCAATGATATATAGACTGACCGAATCCCCAGGCATTCTATTGGCGACCACGGTACCTAGCATCACATCGATTACGTCTGTATCGGATAGGCAGAGATACTTCGAGAACTGCATCTTGATATCTTCAATGGTTATCATTTGGATCCTTATTGGAGTGTAGTTATGGGTTCATCATAGTCGAATTCTGGACATCGATGTTCAACCTTTAGAGAATATGGGGTGCTGACAGTTCTTGTGAGATAACTAAGTGGAGGGAAGCGCCCAACCTTACACCAAAACTTTTTAAGAAGGCCAACGTGGTTCATGCCCTCCCGCACCGTTACTTGCGTACGACAAAGAAAACAGTCTATACATTTTGCCATATTATTTCTCCATCATGTAAATGTACCCATCTTCAAAAAAATTAAACGGTAACATCGGTATGCAGTCCTTATGTTCTTCGCATAAGTTCAGATCGCCCATCTGGATGGTAGCTATTTCGTGACATAACGCTATGGCGCAGATGCGTTTCCTGGGGGCCTGACGTAATAATTGTTCTTCCATTTTCTTTCTTGATACTTTCGTTTTTAGCATTATGCGGAAAGCCTCTTAACGGCATCTATAAATGATAGACCATCATGTTCCATGAGGTAATCAATGCTATTCCATGTTTTATTGCAAACGAAACACCTGAGCTTATTTTTTTTAATGGAAGCCGAGGGATTGTGATCGTCGTGAAATGGACAGAGAATACGTTTACCAGGTTCCACTCCCAATAGTTCTTCGATAGGATAACCCCTAGCTCTCTCGATATGATGTCCGGATATGCCAGATGTCGGTTGGGTATCATGCTTGAGGTAATTAATTTGACACTTCATTCCATATTGTTTTTTTTCTACATCTTTAATAACGCTACCCAGTAACTGAAGGTGGACCCAATCTAATTCCCCGAGTACCATTCGACTCAATTCTCCGAGGCGGCTGCCCATGCATTTAATCTCTCCACGAAGAAATCGTAACCTCACATTTATAGCCCATTGGGGGTCTATTCCGAAGACGCTAGCCACCCCTTCTATTTTTTCACGGTTCATGTTTCACCCTGAACCACTCCGGAAGGAAATGACCCCTTCTTGTTTTTTCAGTACAATAACGATTTTCCCAGATCCAGTCGGGATTCGGAAACAGGCGACACACTTCATGCATTGGATGATCCAAGCTTAACATCACCTGGTGGCATCCATTGCATTGTGGGTGTACGGGCTCTCTCCTCATAATACCCTTCTAATGTAAATCCATGCGGCTGAAATTCCGAACAGGATAACAAGAAGCAGTACCGCCTCCATCCATTGCTTACCTCTGGCAACTTGCGCATAACGGCATTCCGTGCATTCGTGCCATACGAGACCGTCGAATCCTTTGTAAAGTTTCCACAGTTTGGAATTGCATTTAGGGCAAACCATTATATACCCCCAAGTAATTCAATAAACTTTGTGATCAGCGCCACATTTGCGTTGACCCTAATTTTTAGTGGGTACGTACCAGGAGTCTCAGTTGTCGCCGCCTTTATGGTACCCTCGTGGAATAACCAGTCCTCAAATGATCCGTCGCATAATTTATACACGATACCGTTTTCAACCAAGACACCATCCCCCCCGTGGGCGTCAGTGGTTACCATTTCTCCGTGTAATGGGTCTTTAAAAAAAGAGCCAAGCGTATCTCGAAGCTCGCGAGTGAATGCAGTATACTCGGTCTCCCTTTCAAACGTATACAGATAAAACTTTTCAGATGATATATCTTCATGCAACGATAGGAATCCGTGCTTCGATGAATTTTTTAAGAGTTGGGAATTCTTTAGAAGAATAAGACCTTCTTGTGAGGGCCTGTCTCCGGACTCCGGATGGCAGAACCCGCAGTTAGTTCTTTCTTTCTCATCGTTATAGCGTTGGTTCTTATTAAATCCCACAGGATTAATGATAGGTATAAAAGATAGATGAACCTTCTTGTATAGATTAGGGTCGAAGGCTTCAAGCCATTGAATAAGCGCAATCGGACCAGCCCGTTCCTCTCCGTGAAATCCGGATACGATTAGGAGCCTAGGATGATTAGTGTTCCCATCTTGGTTACGAATGTACCAAATTGGGTAACAGCCAACTTCGCCTAACACCCTTAGCCAGAGTTTCTTTTCTGCGGCGATTCTATATAGTCTTTTGTACAAACCGATCGTTGTCATCACGCTCCGCGTCTACTAAAATTCTGATATCTATTTTAAGCAGGTCTCCCTTTCGCAGATCAACGCTGTCACGTAATGTTTTTTTCATGACTAGGGAGGCCATATCAACTGTATTTTCTGGGTTACCAGTGACTGCAATCTCAAAACGTTTCTGGACCTTGTATAAGATCATGTTGTGTCACCTTTATATTTCTGATCATCCTTTATGGTTTTTTTAAATAGTAAATTTCCTGCGCTGTGCCATATAACAATTCCCTCCGGGTTCATAAAGCCTGGGGCGGCATAACTTCCGTGTTCTTCGAGGCATTTCATGGTTGCCGTAACGAGGTCGGAATGAAATTCCCCCCATGTTAGAACTGGAACTACATGGCAGCAATCCGGTGGAGTTACAAATTCTGGTCTCAGATCTTTACGGTCTCCCCGTTCCCATGGCTCAATCTTGAACTTATTAAACATTTTCTGATCCCATCTAGTAGTATTGAACAGGCTAAATCTTTTTTCTTTCAGACCATAATTTCTTTGTATGCCCTGACCCCACCATTCCCCGAGGTGCCTTCCCGGTCCCAATTTTTTAAGTTCTTCCACATTATCGGAAGCCCATCGAGCGAATCCATAGTTATCATCCGATGTGGTGATCCATCGGCCTTTACTACCGACTAGCATAAAGGTACCAGTTTCATCCCAAAAAATCTGCCCACAAGTTCCGTCTATTTTTTCCGTGATTACGATTTCCCGAGACAATCTTGGAATTTTGGGAAAGCCAACGAATTGCGTATCCATTATAGCCCCCTCTTCGCCTTTTGATTCTTCCTTAATATGGCCTGACAAATTCTACACCCATTACGTTTATGCGTTTTACCTACGATGATCAATGGGTGTCCACGCTTACATATATGATTTATCTTATACCCGACATGTGTTAATCTATATCTAATCTTTTTTTGATCACTTTCGCAAATACTACAATAACGTTTCGATTTCCCATCCATTTTTAATTTATCATAACGGTGTCCACGTGGGCAGCATTGCTTATCCTTATTTGCAACCGATTGTAATTTCCACCTTCCCAATGCAGCCCCCATAGATGCTTGTCTTCGTGGAGACATTAATGCAAAAATCGTCATTATAACTTGGGCTGCATTAGCCCCATGTATATCCCATGTAGAAATTTTACAGTTAGGATGAACCTTTCCGCCAAAGATATTTTTTAGTTTATATAGGGGAAATAATTGTTTTTGGGCAGCACTAAGGCGTAATCCCGTAGCAAATCCAACACACCCTTCCCCTTCGATAAAACCTGCCGCCCATCCTATCTCTATGGGTGTAATCATAAACCCCTTTTCCATTTGTAAAATTTTAATAATCTATCAAGTACCCAGCGTTCCGCGTCTTGTGTTGATTCTGATTGCCAAACCGGAATATTTAATCTAATTTCAATGGATACTAGCGCCCCCCTAATACTATTGGGATGTATTTTTCGATCGAGTTGGAATGATAAAAAGGAAGACTCAAGGGCTTCTATAAGTAACCACTTCCTTTCATAAGTTGCCAGAACCTCCAATTCTCTTTTAAATCTTGCAGATTCAGACGTTAACGATGTCCATAGATCTGATAATGTTTTTCTTTCTATAGCAACCAGATCCTCAAAACCACGACAACTATAATCACCAACCTTAAGGGTATCCCTTACCATCATTAAACCCTTTGGCGGTTTAATAAATAAACCTGTACCACCCTGTTCCCTCGTGTCCCTTACCAGACAAAACCCCTCCGGAAACGTGAATTCGAACTTCGGCGCAATTACGCTGATGTCTTCGTACTTCTTTGTTTTTCGATTGAAACGTTGACCAACGGGTAAGATTTTAGACATTTAATTATCCTGCCGAATAGCTCTACATAGATGAACGTCTGGAGATAGGTGTGCAGGATACCACGGATACACATTATAAGTGTATATGTTATGTCCAATATGGAGAGCCTTCTTACACGATGGGCAGTAATATATTTCGGAAACCTCTTGCGTATCAATCCTGGTAATCTTAGGATTTTTAGGATGTATTGTAATAATAAGTTGTTTTTTGTTATGATTACATGCCATATCGTTTACCATGGTGAAAATGGACGAGGATTTTCTCCCCGTCCATCTTAGGTATGAATGTGTCTGATTAATCCCAAGGAGCCTTTTCTGCCGGAGCAGGTGGTGCAGATGTTGCACCAACTACGGGAGGAGAACCCTTATTGATAATTGTCATAGCCTCATCGTAAGTCATGTACTTTTCGAGGTCGCTCCGTGGGTTCTGATGATCCTTGTCGTCCTTATCGAAACGATGTTTGATCTTTCCACCCATCTTTTTGCCGTTGATTCCCCTAAGCCATTTCTGCTCGAAGTCGGGAGTTAAAAAGAACGCGGTGTCTATCTTTCCAAGACTCTTAATGACGCCGAGCTTGTAAAGAAGCCCGGCCATTTTCCGGAATGAAAAGTCCTCCTTCGTAATTTCAAAAAAACTCTCCATGTGGGAGGTACCGTCCTGACTGCCACCGATGGCTATCAGGCGAACCCAATACCGTTTTCCGGATGTTTTGTCCTGCTTGGGTGGCTCAATACCGGTCTCTTTCACCTCAAAGCCATAAACACCCTTGTCTAAAACATCAAACCCAAATTCAAAGATCGGATCAACTAATCCCATAACACAACCTCCTTTTGATTGATAGTTGTTAATGTTTAGGCTATCGCGGGGATAGTCACATCGGGCGGTAAGTTTTCCCTTACGGTGATTCCTCCTTTCGCAAATGGTTCATCCATAAGCTTTAGTCTTTTTTGGATTTTCTTGATCGCACTACGTTCAATCAGGTTAACGGCCTGCCTTGTAACCCCAAACACCTCGGCAATTTCCGTAGACGATAAATAGCGAGGAATAAGGTTAAGCAAACACATGCATCGACGACACTGAAGGGTCCATGGCATATCTACCGGTTCAACCTTTGGCAATTTAAGATTGCGAATTTCTTTTGCAGTACCAAAAACATGATGTGAGCATTCACGATCCTCGCACGGTTCATCTACCAGGTCAAGAATATACGGTATACTCCAGCCCGCTTCCCGGAATATGTCTTTTAATTTAGGAGTAAAGTAACTACCGTACTTATTGGCACAACTTTCGTATCCCATGGGACCCCCGCTATTTATTTTCCTTAACTACCTGGCTACGAACTTGATGGACTTCAAGGTCCTCCCCCATTTCCGTGTCCGTGAAGTATCCGTCAAACATACCCTGCATGTTAGTTTTGGAAAATTCCCTTGATGGAATACCCGTTAACATCTCAATCGTCACCACTAACTTTCTCGGTTTCATTTTACTACCTCCTTGGTTTAATTTGTGATAGAAAGATATTACACCCCGAAGTGGAAAATGTCAAGTTAAACCTTAAACTCTCCACGAATAATTTTTGCAAGTAACGTTAGGTCTAACTTTGGGGGACCATATTTTATCTCAGCCTCCATCAATAATCCATTGGCCCTACAGAGATAGGTATTTGCCTGACCAAAATCGCTCTCACTACTTGTATTTACAAACGAAATCTTGGGTACAATAATTTCACGCTTCTCATTAATGTGGAATGGCTGGCAAACATAACCGATCGAGTCAAATAGGCCATGTATCAATTGTGGAAACTCTTTTCCCAAGAGTGCCGGAGCTATACTCACCGCTTTATTGTATCGTGGATATTCCATTGAAATCGCCGTGCTTACGACTAAGATTCCGAACTTAGATAATTTATTTAAGAGGACTGTTTCCCTTGCCATGAGTCCGGCCAATGTATTCCAGTCGGCCCATTCCTTTTTGCCCAAATCTAAAATATTGTGCAACCCAATCTTTTCGGTTTCCTTTTTCAATAGACTGTTTGCGATAAATCTGGCATCCTCAACCGTCCGTTTATAACTGTGCATAGAAAAGGTAAGCCCATCGTGAGCAATTGTCTGGTACGGTCGTTCTCCCTTTTCGTACTTCAAGATAAGGTTATTAAGATATTCCATCTCGTCCCAAAAGTCATCGAATTCCACATAATCAACTATATCGCTATAATCTGATTTAAGTGTTGAATGAACCAGGCGTGGATCTTTGCTTTCTTTATTTATACATAAAATCTTTGGTATTCCAGTTATAAAGCTAGCCGTTTTACCAGCAGATGTAGGGCCATACGCCAATAAACAAATCCCAGCCTTATCGGTTTCTGACAATTTACCCAAAAACTTTGGCATTTTTCCTCCTTATTATTTAAGGCTCGCACTTTCTTTTCTACCCATCTCCCGTTTTTGGTAGCGGTCACACATATTCCACGGTTCCATAATTTCATTTTCACACACACGTACGAAATCACACGTAAATGGGTGGAAACATGCTTTTTTATTCTGATAGAAACGTTCTATTCCGCCACCCTCAAGATAGGATACAATTTCTTTGGCTATAGTTTTGGCCTTAGCCTTGTATGCTTCAAGATCAAACTCAGATCTCCAAAAACTTCGATCGATAAAATAATGGTGAATATTTCTGCCTAATATGTCCTGATACATTCGTTCATATAGGTCGATCATGGATTCTCCAACCGCCTTCTTCGTGGCCTGCTTTTGACGTAGTGATGGTTTGACAAGACATCGAAGCGTCATACGCTCAATGGCCGGATCTCCTATAAAATAGGTTATGAGTTGGTCCCCTTCTGTAAGTTTCGTATAATTGTCTGCGTCGGCTGTGTATTTAAATTCATATCCTATGTGATTATCATATGTCAAAAGTTTAACAAGATCAATATATCCGTGCACCTTGGGGAAGTCCGGTTCCGACCACCGGAACTGACACTCGGTGATTCCCCTAATTGTATGCAGATCAAGTTTGATATAGGCATCAAATATTGCCTTCATTTTCCATGCGTCTACATGACCATAGGTAAGGTCTGGATTTTCAGGGTCCATGGTCTGTTTAATTAAGTCCTCGATGTAGTCACGATATTTCTGTACTGCCTGATCAATGGGAATTCTTTCATCGTGGAGCCATCCAAGAATTACAGAGGCGCACGATCCAAGTTTCATCGCCCATGACTTCTCAATCAATTCAAGACCTATCATTTGGGACCAATAGAACTTACGGTGACATGACGAATATGTGTCAATGGCTGAATATGATAGCTTGGGCTCATTTCTCACAACATATTCTGCGCACCGAAAATGACTCGGTAGTGAGCAAAATCCATTTTTGATATAATGAGAACAAATTCCGTTAGGTTGCGCAGACATATCCTGGCAGATCTCAAAAAACGGATTACCAATACTCGGGGATTCGCCTATCATCTTTTACCCTCTCGGCTAATTTAGGATGTTGTACCTTGATAAATTGGTCAAAAACACGTACTAAATAGATATGAGTTGGGATATTAAACCTTCCACGCTTCCCGTTCCACCCTCCACGATCAAGAATCTTGTAAAGATTGGGGAATTTTGAATAGCCGTGGTCATCATCTTCAAACATTTCTCTACATAAATCTTTGACTCGGGTTAAGGTTAGGGATGGAAAGGCGTTGCAGATCTCATTATGAATTGCTACCCTATCGATATTCTTACGGCAACATATGGGACAGTAGTTATATCCAGAAGTATATATAACTCCTTCCTCTCCACAAATGTCACATTTTTTCATGATGTCCTCCGGCTTTTCATGACACAACTTACTTTAACAGACCACGGGGAATTGTCAAGTAAAATTTTCGACTTGACAGATTCAGTTTCGTCAGGTATCATTAGATCATATGAATAAACTACCCATTATAGACAAATGCCTTGGATGTAAGGAAGTCGAAGATGGGGGTACGTGCAAAAGTTACCCCATTCCGTCAGCACTTTGGCGCAGAGGGAACTGTCCAAGGGCTACACATTTAGAGAAAATCATCAAGCCTGACGTGAAATTGAATCCGATAAAGAAATCTAAAAGGAGTATGAAGGGAGTGTAACATGAAATTAAATAAACCCAAACTATTTGTTTTTATTGCTATATTCTCAATATTATTTATTGGGTGCCTTACATTTCATGTATCAGCATTCGACAAGAAGGCCACGTTACCGGATGAATTTACGCAGGAATATATAGACCTGAGCGATCGGGTTGTAACGGTTAGGACTCTGGGGACCGGTTATGGAGTAATACTCAATACGAAAGTTTCTCCTTTTCGGTACGAGATAAGGGGGGGCGTATTTGGTATGGAGGGGAGCGGATTCGTCAAGGATCTTCCGTTTCACAAGTTCATTATCACCAACGACCACGTGATATCACCATCAAGGGTTACAATTCCGATCTCTAAGAATGCCAGTTGGGACACAAAAATTATACGTATAAAGAGCAGGAGCATTTTTATAATAGGTTGCACCTCGGCGGTCGAGGGAAACATACTATATACCGATCCCGGAAGTGACATTGCCGTTCTGTTTATAGATAAAAACTCACCCTTTCGGGATACAGATATCTCACTTATGTTTTCTTGGTGGCAGGAAATAGATGGACCCTATGTTATAGAATCACCCGATGTGTTGTCGGACGGAGATGCCGTTGGTGTTATTGTGCGGAAAAGAGATGAGAATGGTAATAAAACTTCATGGTATGAAATCAGGGTAGGAAAAATTGTATCTACCGGTGTTAAACTTCCCGGGGTCATAGATGTTTCAGCACTAACGTGGTTTCAACCTATGGACTTCACCGTGGATCTCACGATATACCCCGGTGATTCCGGCTCGCCGGTTGTGGTGTGGCTAAAGGGTAAGCCGCTCATCATTGGGGTGGCGAGAGCTATAGCCAAATGTGGTATGACTGGGGAGCAGTTTTCATACGCGACAAGGCTCGACTTCGTAGTGCATTTCTTGCGTGGGTATGGTAGCGCTAATGAATGATATGGGTGAGTATAATGCTAGAGAGAGACGAAAAAATACTCAACAAATTAGAAGTTATCGGTATGCTAATCCAGCGTGGACTTAAACATTGGATTAGTCACCCCAAAATGTCGGCTAGGTATTTTACGGAAGCACTCACGAATGTAAGAGATCTTATGAAATTCATTGCACCGGAGGGAAGGGCATGAGGTTAAGGTGGCTCGATGTCAAGCGGGTTGGGTTAAATTTCAGAATTAAATATCTAGCCAGAAGGCTGGCACTTCAGTGGTACTTATCTTCCATAGGGAAGGGGAAATAAATGCCAGTACATAAGAAAGAAAATGCAGCTAAGCATTATATCAAACATAAAGAGAAAATTGATAAAATAAACCGAGATTATTATTATAAAAATAAGCCAAGGATTAGGAAGAGGGAGAAGGAAAAGACCTTAAAGGCTAGATCTGTTGGGCTATGTACCCGCTGCTTCAGGAAACCCTCCGTGAGTGGAGGATATTGTGGGGAGTGTAGGGCATACGGCATTAAGATTAGGCGGAAATTTAGATTATTAGCGCTTGAACATTACGGTGGAAAATGCGCATGTTGTGGGGAAACCAATATTAAATTTCTTACAATTGATCATATTAATAATGATGGATTTAAATGGAGAAAAGATCATGGAAATGATAATATAGGTTATTGGCTAGCTCGACACGCGTATCCGGAGGGCTATCAGATATTATGTTTTAATTGTAATTGTGGTCGCCAATTCAATCAAGAAAATCCAGGCATATGTCCACATAGGGAGGTAGAGATATCTTAAGTTTAATTGGTACGGTGCTGGGTCTTCTGGGCTCGTTTATCCCGGAATTGCTGAAATTTTGGAAACAGAAGGCTGATAATAAACACGAAATTGAGATGACTAAATTGCAGATGGATGCTGCCAGGCTTCAGGGTCAGATACGCCTTGAAGAAATTAATGCTCAGGCTGATATCGAGGAAAGCAAGGCGCTCTATGCGAGTGCGGAGCAGAAAATCACAGGATGGAAGTTCGTAGATGGACTGGTATCGCTTTACAATTCTTCCGTAAGGCCGACAATCACATACGCCTTTATGTTGCTTTATATGTATGTAAAATATTCAGCCATTTATGGAATGATGCAAATGGGGCAGAAATGGCAAGAGATTGGGTCGTACGTATGGGGAAGTGAAGACTTTGCTATATTCAGTACCATTATAGCGTTCTACTTTGGCGGTCGTTTCATGCGGTACTCTTTACAGAGAATTGATAAAAAATAATGAAGGTCCGCGAAATTCCTCAAATCGCAATCGAGCATATCAGGCGTGACGAAGGGGTTCGACTTCGCGCCTATAAAGATGTGGCAGGGTTAGACACGATTGGGATAGGACATCTTATTCGTAGGGGTGAAGTGTTCCCCGAAGAAATCACGATGGGGTTGGCCGGAGAATTACTACGAAAGGATCTCCTGGTAGCTGGTGCAGCTATTATGCGGCTCATTACAGTGCCACTTACGGACAATCAATATTCAGCGTTGCTGTCTTTTTGCTTCAATATCGGTTCTGGAGCACTCCAGGCTTCGACCTTACGGTCTATGCTGAACCGTGAAGAATACACAGGTGCTGCCGAGCAATTTTCTCGCTGGTGTTTTGCCGGTGGTCGTAAAATCAAGGGATTATATTTAAGGCGCTTACGAGAACGCGAACTATTCTTATCATAGGGAGGATGTTATGCACTGTTCACAATGTGAATATCAGGATGATATTTTAATTGAGGAAGGTGGTATCTATCCGATTCCGGAACCCGGAAGTCTTGGAAAATTTTATCATTCCACATTTGCCGACCTAGAGAGAAGGGCGGATATGTCCAAAACAGAAAAGGCAAGAATATATGGTTGCCCTGCATGTGGCAGGGTGTTCATAGAACCTATTAGTAAATAATACCATTGTGGACCCAGCAGGGGGGCCTCACCTTTTTGGTGGGGTTTCCCATTAAAAGCAAGGCCCACATTTTTATCCCACCAAATAATCACTTGACATCCAACCTTCCGTAGTGTATAATCTTTCCATATGGTGCAATCCCATGCCTAATCACACCATGAAATATTATAGGGAACATAGGGCTAGGGGTTTATGTGTTTTATGTAGTCGTCCAGCCAAGAGAGGACGAATTAAATGTGAACACCACCTTCAACAGTATAGGGAATATGGCAAGACCCAATGCGAGAAAAGATGTAGGGAAAGTAGGTGCTTAGGCTGTGGTTGGCCCTTACATGAAGAAATGGATGAGGGTCACGTTAAATGTGTAACCTGTCGAATGAATGTATGGGGGTTAAGAATACCAAATGAAAATACTCGAACAGTCCGTTCCGGGCAACTATGAGTTGGTACTTTTCGGGGATAACCAGGAAGGAAATGTTTTGCAATACAAGAGGGGTTACCAGGCTTGTATCGATTATATTCTCTCTGCTAAAAATCGATACGCCCTGCACATGGGCGATGAGATGGAGTCCTATTGGATAGATGATCCCAGATACGATCCCGCTATCCTCACGGCAGACCCGCTGGCTCAGCAAAAAAGTGTTGTAGCCGACCTGAAACCACTTGCCCAAGCAAAACGTCTTACTACTATTCTCTACGGCAATCACTCGCACCGCCTTTACCCAAAGGTTGGTGATATTACAAAAGACACCTGCGAAGAGAAATTAGGGATTGCCTACGGTGGATTCTCTTGCGTGGTTAACTTTCAGGACAAACATGGCGTGCAGTTTAAGGGGTTTTTCACCCATGGGCGCAAGTTGATACGGTCGATTGCAGATGACCCAGTGAGACGAGAAGCGAACGAACAGTTGCAATTAAAGCAACACTTGAAAAATAAGATGGGTGACTGTGTATTGATGGCAAAGGGTCATACGCACCGTCTAATTATTTGTGATCCCCGCTCCCAGCTTTACCTTGCAACCGAGCCTGACATCCGAGAACATTACACCCACAATCCACCGTTCGGAAAGGGTGGTTACGTCCATCCGGACCATAGATATTATGCAAACACCGGTTCGTTTCTCAAGACCTTTGGCGAGAATATAACTAGTTATTCGGAGATGGGTGAATATGATCCGATAGAATTGGGATACGTTATCGTTGAAGTTAATGATAGACAAATTACTAACATTAGAAAGGTGGTCGTATAATGACAAGGGACGGACTCATTCGTGACGGCGACCTTATCGCCCAAAGAATAAAGATGTCCGATATGGGTGGGCATCGAGTGGCGCTATGGTCTATTCAGGATACCGAGCTCAACACGGTAATGTATTCCCTGGTTAATACAAGGGTGGGTAAGTCGGTCGAGTCTGATTCATTGGAACATTTAGAGCGTCTATATGATGTTTGTGTTCAGCGCCTAACGGCAGAAGCTAATGGAGGATCTTCCGATGTTGGTATTACGTAAAATTCCGGTAAATGAGACATCTTGGGATAACATGTCTCCGTGGAGGGGATGTCTATATGTCGATCAAGAAAATAACGGGGCATGGTATGCAACCAGCCTAGCCAAGCCCACACAATTTACATCCCAAGAAGAAGCTGAAGATTGCGCTAGGATCATTAGGGCGTGGCCCTCGTTTTCCGGGTCAGAAATACAGGTTGCCGTATATGAGGAGATATTTCAGGAATCCCTACCGATTCCCATTCCAAATACTACCGTAATTGCACAACCTGAAATTCAGGACTGGGACTGGAATAATAATCTCGACAACGATGTTCCATTTTAACCAGAACCATTAAGTTTCCGAAGTTCCTTCAAGATCTTATTTTCAATCTTGTCTTCCACGTTTTCCGAAAGATTTTTAATATCTTTCTGCATACCGTCCAACCTCCAACCTAACCATTCTTTTAAATTACTTACAGCTTCTGTCATTTCTTCATCCCTCTCTTTTGCGAACTTACTGCATATTTCTTGGTGTCCCAAAAGGGTGAGCGGTCCACCCCTTTTATTCAGGTCTAGTTTGCAGTCCTCAAGCTCCTGAATGCGTTTATCCTGCCCAAACCATGCATACCTTACCAAGCCTGCAACAACTACTGTCACGAGAAATATCCATATCCATCCCGGAATCGCAATGAAGTCCATTTTTTCTAATCCTCGTATAATCTTTCATATTCCATGTATCCACGTTCGGGTTGCATTGCCTGCTTAATGGACTGTGCCCCAATTTTAGGAATGATCTTACCATATTTCATGACCGAAAGGTTGTAAGACTGAATGTCTTTAGATAATGCCCGTCTTTCTTCCGGTGTCGTGGCAAGTCTCATTCTCCGTATAATCTTCTTGCGCCTTGCTGCATAAGCGTCCTTAATATTCTGAGCTACACGACGTTCCTTTTGTACCTCAGCAATACGTTGCGGCCTAAACCCCGCTAGGCCTACCGCCACCTCATATGGACCCGCCTTAATCGGTCTCCCCCGTTCGTCAAGGATTGGTTTTCCGGTTGCGGTACGAAGACCTTCAGTGGCTAATCTATGTGATTTAATGGCAGACTCAACACCGGCGGGCATTGCAGATTCTACGGCACGCATCCACTGGTTATTTGCGGCGAAAGTAATGGCGTTCTTACCCTTATCGATAAGTCCACCATAAACGCCCATCATAATGGCACCCGGGTTATATTCTCCAACCCCAGGAATTGGTATCTGAATCTTAGTAGATCCGGACATATCCAGACCTACGAGCGCCAGAATTCCCTCCATACCAGCAGAGGCCAAGAGGGGTCCGCCCACTTTATCTAGAGATTTTCTTATAACGGACCTTGCGGGATAACCCGTCTGCCTTTCGAATTCATCCAGGATGTCGTCTATAAACGGGGCAGCACCCAATCCACCAAGAATGGTGAGCATCGCAAGAGATCTCATGAGTACGCCAAGCGCCAACTTTCCATCCTTACCCTTCGCGTAGTGAATCATGGATAGGACATAATTGTGGGGAAAACTTTTAAACACGTACCCTAATCCCGCAATCTTAGAAAACGGAGTTCCATCCCTAAGTAATTGTGGAAAATTATTAAGTCCATAGGCATAGTGAGCGCTGCGCACAAATTCCTTTGCCGTCTCATATGCCTCAGTTTCGGTTTGCCCTGCACGAAGAGCAACGCGGAAGGCGGCCAAGAGGGACGATTTTCTATTAAACCGTTCCATTCCTGCGAATGGATACGAAACAAGGTCTACAAATTTGGTAAAATATTTCCCAGCCCAACTACGGCTGATATCACCCTTAATTTCTTGGATAAAGTTAGCCATTGTCTCGCCATCGTTATACGCGTTTTGTAACATAGTCTGTTCTTGCACGGTCATATTCCCGGCGAGATCTTTCATGGCTTTTGCAAGTTCAGTGGATGCATGGCCCTCTACGCCTAGGTCTTGCATGATCCGAGAAAGTATTGGATAGGCCGTAATCCCATTCTGGAACATCTGCGTTGCGGCAAGACGAAGGTTCATGCTGATATACCATAGATAAGGTATCGTCTTTAGGGAGTTCAGTTTATTGTCAAGGCTATCCCGATTTCGTAACATATCCGTGGTATATCGGGATGCATACTCATATACTTCTGGTTCGTTAACCTTGTTTATACTTTGGAGGGCATCGTGAAACTTTCTGGTTGCATCGAGCTTTGCCATACTACCGGCAAGCCCCGACATGTAATCAAGAAAAACTTGGCGAAGGTTCTCTTCACGATAACCACCAATGTTACCCTGTTGTCTGCGGATGTAGTGTTGCCTAAAACCCCGAGCCATAATTTCATCGTTGATGCTTTTGAAAACAGCATTCAGGAGGGTATCGGCCTCAGCCTCATTTATCTTTTCTTCCTTAACGGCACGCTCAGCAGATTTCTTCAGAAAGGCTTCCATGGCGTAAATGTTTAGTCCGCCATAGACAAATTCGCTTGTTTGTTTTTCAAGAGTCTTCACTACTCGGAGATCTCTATATTGGCTGGTTAATCTCATTCTGGCTTGTTCGGCCTGTGTAGCGCTATCGAAACGTTCAACCCAGATTGCTACATCCTTACCTTCTGGATCAACATCGTACACACGAACAATATGGTCACCACGACCACGAACATGAGGTGCATAAAAGTTAAACCCCTTTAGTTGGGCTTCCTGCCTATCAATTTCCTTCATTCGTTCGGCCACCTTATTGAGGGCACGTTGAAAATCTTTTGCATCACTACTCTCTAGTTGAACTTGTTCCATGGGTAATGATTTATCAAGAACACCCTTGAGCTGGTCATACCATTTCGTACTGGAATAAAAATCTACAGCTAACTGGCGAAGCCTTGCGATGGCATAATCTACGGCTCGATCAAAACCATCCTTCCAGCCACGGTATGCCTTAATCTCCGTATTGGTAAGATCGCGATGAATTAATTCTCGTGCCTTTGATTGAAGATTTTCATCACTTTCAAGGTAAATATTGTTTCGATCAGACCATATAATAAGTGGATCTACACTAGAGGTATCCCTTAGGGCGTCAACGGACATGTATGGATTATTCCCCTGATTGGTCCCCGGATCTTGAAGTAAGTATAACCTGTCCCTATTTTTCTCGTCCATCCTGTCCCACTGGACCTGTGTGGTTGGCTTAAAAGATGGATGGTTCATACTTATCCAATGGGGAAGTGAGGCAACCGATTCAATAAGCCCTAACCTTTTAAAAATTTCGTTCCCAAAGTTTTTATTTTTATTACTGTATGCTTCATACCATCCCCGCCATCCGGTAAAGTTTTCCGCAGCGCTTTCGTGAGATGGGGATGTATCTTCGCGCATGGCAAATCTGGCACCGAGTGGACCAATGGGTAATCCGTTGTCCCACATCTTTGCACCAGTAAGTTTTACGAAAGCGTTATACTTACGAACCTGGTCTTGGAATGATTGCTGTTGGATAAGGATACGACTACGCCAGAGGTACGCCCTTATGTCATCCTCAGAGAAACGAATGGGGCCGAACAGTTTGGTTGCGTGATAACGAAACCAGTATACGAATCGTTTCCATAATCCTGGGTTTTCACCAGTGCCTGCGAATTCTGCGATCTTCTCGATGGCTACCGTGTAGTCACCGTCGGGTGATCCAGGGATTTTACTGTATGCCTGATAGAGATAGGCAAGATTTTCTTTTCCGTAGAACTTGAGCACTTCCTGCACAATTTGATCCATACGGTGGGGACCAAATAGGCGCTCGAATCCGAAGTGGGCAAATAGTTCATGGCTTATAGAGGTCAATACATCTTGCTCGGAGGTGTGGCGGTCTGCGATGATATATACCCTATTGAGCACGCGATCGTAAAGGGCTTGTGTTTTTCCGGTTACCTTGTTGCGCTTTCGGATATCTGCTGGTAGTTCGTCCACAGAACTTGGAACATCATAAGAAAGGACACCTGCTGGAAGTTGAACCTGGAAGGTATCAATGATTTTCTGCACAGCCATGACCGACATCGGCTGCCCTTCCATCTCCTGCATGGCTTCGCGGGCAATATCCACTGGGCGAATCACATAAAGATATCCCCCATCACCATCGTCTGATTCGGGGATAATGAATCCGGGTTGCCTAACTTCGGTAGCATCTACCTGATCCTCCGGTAAGTTCCTAACGGATTCCATTTCTTCGGAAGACACCTGGTATGATGCTGCAACCGCCTTAGATGGAGATACCCAAATTACCCTATCGGTTGGTCTTAGACCATACTTTTTCCTCCATATTTCAACTTCTTCTGTACTATAATTACCACGTTCTTCGACTTCAGTTTCGATAAGTTCAGACCATGATGTAGCCCTAGAAGTGGTCCAAAAAGGTCCCCGGGGAGCTTCCCCAGCCATCCTCGCCCTAAACCTCTCTCCTGGAAGTAACTCCTGAAACGCGGGACGAAAACCTTCGGCGGGAAGTGACTCAATTTTAGATCTCATGATACCATTAATAGCTTCCCCTGTATTCTTAGCTATCATCATTTCTGGGGTATAGACGGTATCCTTCTTGGCATCGAGGTATACCTTACCTAAAAAACCTGGAAGATTCTCAACACCTTCACGTATTGATTCATATGAGATGGGTCGAACAGAAATAGATCCCTGTTCGTCGAACATGATAACGGCTTCAAAGAAACCACGAGGAAGACCCGGGGGTGCTGCGGGTGCAACAGGAACTTCCCTAACGGGTTCTAGTGCGGGCTCAACAACCTCTTTATGAAGAAGATCGATTTTCGCTCCCTCAATAAAAGGCGTGGCAGCAGGAACGAGACCTGCCCCGGGAGGAGTTGGGGCTGCGGTAACACCTGCGCCACGCGCTATTTTGGTCTCAAAATCTATGGGCGTAGAAAATCGAACCCTTTTCCCACCGATATTGATTTCGGTATAATTATCTGTTAAGGTATTGTCAAATACGATAGCATCTAGATTTGCTGGATTGACAGAACCATCTTGGTATAGCAAGCCACGCGGTACTAAGACACTTTCCTGTCCATGCCTTATGCCAAACTCAAGGGCTTGGTCGTTAGACATTTCGGGGACCAAGAAGGAGGGTGCCCGCAAGCCAGCATATTTACCCTGAACTGGGATGACGGTAAATCCTGCATCCTTTAGTTCCTTCACTAACTTCTTATTCCGTACCGCATTTTCCTGTGCAGGTAATTTTGCATTGCCAGGATTGGCGGCAGTTAGTATTGCATATTGTGATGTTCGAAGGGGTGTATTAATCGGATCAGTAAATTCCTCAACGCTGTTATATCCACGCGGTAATGTAGGCTCTATTACGCCACGTATTGCACCCTCCTTGGGTCTCATTTGAACTGGAAGATCATGGAACATTGCAATAGCTCTGCCGGTATTGAGGCCGTCATACCCTAATTCCTTGGCGGCCTGGTATCCTAAGACCTGGGCCTGGTCGGGCATGTTTCTATTAAAGCCCCATTTTCTTTCGAGCCTTGCGGCTACCTCATCTTGTTTGGCATTGAACTCAGCCAGTTCTTCCTTGGTGGCTAACTTCCTGTCAAATATTTTGAATTCAGCCTCTACCTTCTGTGGACGCATTCCCCCAAACATGGGTTCTACTTCATGTTCGTCCCCATAGCCATACCAAACTTCTGGTAGATCTCCCTGTTCATAGGCAGCATTGTAGTTCTTACGGGTTATTCGTTCGGTTCCTGAATATTTTGTAGTTCCGTATCCAGCCGTAACGAATCTTCCGGAATAACTGGTCAACCCAATTTTTCTTGGTTTTTTTACCCCCTCAACCCTTACTTCCGCGGGTTTCCCTAATGCCAACCCTTCAGTGATAATATCCATTAATGATCGGGGTAACGGAACACCTGGGTCAAGTTTCGTAAACTGACCATTTACATTGGTATAACCGTATAATTCAAATACTTGACTGACAGGATTAAGAACAGAAGATAATTTTCCCCCCTTAATATCCTCAATTATCATCTGACCATTCTTTACGTCAAGATTGGTCCACACACCCGTACCTTCAAGGAATTTCCTCCATATCCTACTCACCTCATTCATCGGGACGGGTTCTTCCACTACGCCAGGGAAGACAGTTTCCTGCCATAGGGCCGCAACATCCGGTCTAACAACTGCGGGTTTTAAGATATCCGTAGGGTCTCGTGTAATATCGGGTGGAATTATTGGAGGTTTAACCGTTGGAGTGGGCGCAACTTGCTTCTTGGGTGATGGCCCTAATAGGGTAACCGCACCACCCATTATACCACCGGTAAAGCCTGCAATGATAAATGTGTTCGCCGCCTGCATGAGAGTTTCGTAAGAAAATGGTTTCTTTCCGGCACCCATAGCTTCAAAAACTTCCTGGGCAGATTCTGTAACACCCTCAAAGAATCCCTGTTTACCAACTTCCTTTATGAAATAGTGTCTAGCGGCACGAAGGCCCTCCCGTTCCGCTCTTTTAGTAACAGACCTTCCGAACCATCCCAATTTACCCAGTAAGCGCCATGCCGGAAGTGCATCCATAAGTCCGGCTGGTATAGCCCAGAGAAGATTGAGACTGGCCGCCTTCATACCCTCATCGACACGCTCACTAGCGATTATACCTGTTTCAGCAATCGTTGAAGCAGCGGCTAACGATGAAAATCCGATGATAGCTTTTGCGGCAGCACGTTCCGTAATCGCTTTACCAAGCGTCTTTGTAACGACACCACGTATGGCAGCACCAACACCGAATGTTCCAACCATAAACGGTAACATAGACATAAATCCGTGCCCAAGATACCTTGCTGCATCACCAACGGATTCTATATCTTGAAATCCGGCCACGGTTGGTTTAAACTTTTCATTCATCTCCTGGAAGGTTTTATGTAGATGGGCGCCAACTTTTTCTATCGCTTCAATACCCGTGACCTCTCCGGCAAGACCAACTAATCCACCAGCTATTTCCCCTACCTGCAAAACGCCATGCGGTATACCCCTGAGTGCTTCCCCGATAAGACCAGGCTTCTCGGGTGGAAGCGGAGGTGTTGGTTCGACTGGGACCATAAGATCCCTAAAGATGGTAGAAACGGGAGTGCCAGGTTCTTGCGTATCCCTGGTTTCACCGATAGGGCGGGTAAGTGGGCCTAGACCCATTTCACGGTTGAGACGTGTAGCGGGACTTTCTGGACGAGAAATTTCTTTCGGGATAATGCCCTCCACCTGGGGGGCGAGGCCATACTCACGATTAAGTTGTTCTGCTGGACTAAGAATTGTTTCTGCGGTTTTAAAGATTGGACCCCGGGTCTTGGGGGGCTGGGTTGTAAGTCCCATACGAGACACTAGGGGAGCCTTCGCAAGACTCATGGGAACAATTGGTGCAGCCTCTTCAGGAGGAAATAGGGCGCTATCTAGATCTAGATTAAGGTCGGGAGACTTTATAGTAGGTAAATTGGCACTAATTAACGCTTCGGAACGTTCTTCTTCTGTGCCAATGTCCTCAAGTTCATCTGGGTCGGTAAGACCGTATTCAAGGTTTAATTCATATGCGCTAGGCATTTATTTTATCTTTCCCTTCTCAATATCTACCCATATACCATTTTTCATTACCGCTACACCAGAAGAATGTACCTGACCCTCCATAGCATACTGATCAGCAATCATGTCCTGACGTGCAGCAAAGCTTTTCGTAAGAGTGTTAAGTTCAGTATCATATGTTACGGCATCTATTTGGCCTATGTTAAATTTGTCCTGGAGACCCTTGATGGTATTGTTATATATCTGTTTATTAGCCGATTCATATGTATCACGTTGAATCTTGGTTCTTGCAACGGCATCCCTAGCGCCCTGAAGTTTCAACTTCATTGGTTCAAGTAACCCCGTTTCCGTAAGCATTTTATCCATCTGCGTTTGTCTTAACTGAATGCGAGACTTAACATCAGCAGCCTGTATACCTAGTTTGGCAGCTTCAGTTTGTGCTTTCATGCCAGCCGCGGAGACAACGCCTTCGACCTGAACACCAGCGGCTTCCCTTGCAGCACGACCAGCGATATATGTTTCCCTGGCTTTCCCTGTTGCCTTCGCTTCTTCCCTTCTTTCTCGTGGTGTCATTCTCATTAATTTGGCACCATATTCATATTCTGCCATTCCTCTGCGTGGAATGATACCAGCAGCTTCTTGTAATTTTTCTTCCTCCAGGCGAACATCAGTTTCAGCTTGTGTACGTTTGGCCTGCTCTACCTGCTCACGATATATAATACCACGTTCACGTTCAGCCTCTCCCATACGGGCAGCCTGCATCACTCCCGCCCTGGCATATTCTTCATCAAAGGCAGCCGTAGCTGGACCTCTTGTTTCACGACCTACCGTCATAACTCCCTCTTCACCCGGGAGTGTATACTTGGTAGCTCCAGTTGGAAGGGCTTCCCGCGTAATACCCCACATACGTTCCAGATCAGGTTGTGGAGCTACGACTGGTTGAGGTTCCCGTTGAGGTTGAATTCTACCCTCTCCCCGGGTAGCGTAATCATCTTGAGTACCAAATGGTTGGGCTCCAGCGATAACCTTACCTGCTACTTCCCTGGAAAGATCACCCGTTGAGGGAAAACTTCTTTTTCCCGTAGCTATATAACCAATGTCCCTGGCGAGCGGTTCTACGATCCCCCTATAGGCAGCACCAGCAGCAGCGCCAACTATCCGCTGAGTAGGTCTTCCGACATATTTTTGGTAACCCTCTACCCATGGCTCAACCATTGTTTCATATGCCCTTCCAAGAACACCCTCCCTGGCTGGCTTAGGCATTTCGGCTAAAGAATAAATACCAGGTTCTCGCCTTCCTTCTCGGACAATTCCCTCTTCTTCATCATCATATCTTGCCATTTTAAGTTACCCCTTTAATTATCCATTCCACACAGGATCACGATCTCCCTCATACTTATACTCATGAGATTCCCCAAACTGTTCACTCACGCTACTGGAAACCTTCCCGTCAATACCAATGGTCGCTCCAGCGCTGACACTACTTAACGCCCCAGCAACAAATTGTGCCGTGGTTGCTGCAATAGACCTAAGTGTCTCCATTTTCATACCATTCAGGGCGGCATGGCTTTGAATGCGAATCTCGGCTTCTTTAAGATAAAGGCTAGCCTTTGAAATAGCTTCCTGAATGTAAGCTTCAAATATCTTTATATTCACATTAGATAAACTCTCAAACACCGAAGCCTTAGCCTTAAAAATATCCACCTCGGCCAAGAATGTTTTTAATTGAGCATCGACCTTCATGGATTCAGCCATAATCTCGGATTTATATGCTTCAACTTCAGCCGAATAAATCTGTACAGTTGCACGAGCGAGTTCTATTCTTGAACTTACAATTGCAGTATAAATGTCTGTCATGATTCTATATTTTTGCAAGAGGGAATTTACTACAGCAATTTGCATTTCAACCTGCGCTTTCGAGGCTTCAAATATCCGTTGACAAGCCATACTGGCAAAACCCACAAGAACCTGTTCAAGGGCAACTGATTGCTGGACTGCGAATTGAGTATTTTGATGCGCCAACTTCATATGCTCAATACGAATGTCCCTGGAAACGGTATGACCCCTATTAAGGTATGCAACATCAGCCTGTGCCAGGGCTGATATAAGTGCGCTGTCCGGAATCGGCAATCCACGTTTACTCCACTCATTTGCTATCTTATCTTTTGTATCGAGGAGTTCTTGTAAATTTTTCTCATATTCGTAATTATAAATATCTTCCCTTACTTCAATGGGTATACCGGTTCCACCCTCGTTAATATCACGGAGTAATTTAACCTGAACCGCAGATAGAAGCTGGGACGAATAGGACTGGGGACCCGCATTAATTGCTACGCTTGGTACCGGAAGATATTCCATGTCTGGTAGGTTAAGGTCGGAAATATCTATTCTTATCAAACCAGGTTTGGCTGGGGATGACGGTAGGGTCATACTTATACCAGTCGGAATACTTGGGGGAATCAACGTAAACACTTCGGGTAATTGAACTGGGGAAACCTTATCTATCGAAACCAACACGTCAATTCCCCGTAACACCTCTACGGCATCGCTCAACCTATCAAGGGTATCTCTTGTGTCAACAATGGAATCCCTGGCAAAAATCATGGATTGATTGTATTTATCTACTATAAGCTCTTTTGTTAAGGGAAAAAGTCCCGCATCTCCAGAAATGGTCATTTTTTATCACCCCTTCTAACCTGTAAATATTGTTCTGTTTGGATCTTTATCTAATCCTGGAACCATAACGATACACATGATATCGCTTGGACTAATTTCCAAACAAGAAGCTAATTGATCCTCTATTCGTTGCCCATTAAAATAAATAATAGGATTGAATCCCACTGCTGATCCGGAAACAACGGATTGAACAAGGAGTTTATTATAATCGGAATAGATCTGTCCGTATTCGATCCATTCCTGAGGTCTGGTAAGCGGAAATTCCTCATAGGGAGAGTAAAGGTAATACGGTGGATTGCTACCTCCATAAGACCTGGAGCCAGAATCGACTACGTATCCTTCAGCTTGTGTCCAGTGACCCACAATGTTGGAAGAAACCTCATAATCATTTTTCTCTAATTGACAGAATATTTTATCGTCTTTAAGGAAGGGAAATCTCATCATGCCCAAGTCCAATTGGGATGTCCATCCAACATTTTCGTTATCTTCAACCGTTATTTCGATTACTTTATATCCTGCCTCCGGCAGCAACCCTGGATCCCATTCCTGTGTGTATGTGTAGTAAACGTGCTTATTTGTGTTTCTTGAAAAAGATGTATAGACTTTAGCGAAGTTTTTGGCTTGAGCGATACCACTTCCCGACATGATTTCATCGAGGGTAAAATGATATTTCGTTGTTGGATGTTCTGGAGGGCCACCCAAGTTTTCTGACGTATAAACCCCTTCCTGAGTTCCGCTTGTGTCAATATCATAAAGGATGTAATCCATGACCAGCTTTTTACCATCAGATTTGATATACCATCTTTTACCAATCTGGGAATAGGTAAAGGATGCCGACTCATTTAATGGGCATGTGGTGGTTCTCCAGGTGCCAGTTTCGCTGTTCGAGATTAATTCATCGTACCAATATGGCTCCCACTCTTCGGTTTCTATGTTTAACCTCATGTAATATTTTGGCTCTTCTCCCGCATACATCACCCAATGTGTAAGATCGTGATTCGTTAACTCGTAGAGAATGCCTGGATACCAGGAAGTATTTTTTTTCCCAACAATTTCACGATACCAACCATAAAAATAACCGTCAGACGACACAAAAAGTCCATTCTCCCAATTCGTGTCAACCTGTTTAATTAAAACTATTTCTTCGTCTTTAAGTTGAAATACCTTTAGAAGACTTTCGTTTGCATCATGGTAGTAGATTTTATTTCCATTAACGTTAAAACCACCGGACCAGCCAGTAGCCCACCATCCCGCTTCATCCTTTCCTAAATAGTAATATTTTCCAGAATCTGGATCAAAAACGTAGAAATAAACGGGATGATACGATGGTGCGGTCACCATTGGATCTGAAATCCCACCGTCAGAAAGATAACTGTAATTTTCATATTCTGGGAGTGGTCCCTCAGATTTCACGCTAGGATTTAACTTGAACCCCAATCCTATGATATAAATATTCTTAGTTACCGTTTCGCTCCCAGTCTCGTAAAGATATTCAAAGGGAACACAACAGTGGATAAACGGCCAATGTAGGTTGTTTTGAAACGTTTGTATATCAAATCCATTCTCCAGGGCATCCTTTTCCTTGGGCTTTGCCTTACTAGTTCCGTTAGCGATAGAATTTAATTGCAGATATTCTATAAGACTAAACTTTAGTAGTCCATTCTTGATATAAAATACTAAGAATCCATCAATCTCTTCTTCCTCCATCGCTACCATTGGAATCGATGGAACATTAATGCTTAAAAAATCCTGTCCAAAAACAGACCTAGCAGTAATAACCGTTCCATCCTCAAAATATCGTGTCATCCCACCTTGCCTTATATCATTAAACTTCATACCGTTCTTTAATTGCCAGAGCAATTTCGTAGCCTCGCCACGATACGGAAGTGCATCGAGCTGATTGCCAATTATTTTCCACCTTACAGGGTTCTGATGAAAGTATTTATCTTCTGCCATATTAACGTTTCTTCGCTGGAATTCCATCAACCATAATACGAATTGAATCTATTTCAAAGTCAGCGCCATCGACGTTTTTGATACCAAACTGGTAAAACCGATTCCTTAAACCACGGGCAATCTTCACACGTTCCTCGTGTATCTTACTGTCAATGATGACAATTGGATATTCGTGAACATCATCCTCATCACCCTTAACGATTAAAACAAGTGGGTCCTTAAGTGTTAGGTTAAATGTTGCACCAGAACCAGCCCCTCCCGTTACCAAAACGGGATTCGTTGGGTTAACGGTATATGCGCCCACTGCGTTAATGGTAATGCCCGTAATGACCCCAGTGGACACCGTTGTCACTTTCAACGTTGCAGCCGTTCCGGTTCCACCCACTACGGTCAGGATGTTATTCACTGCATACGAGGAGCCTCCGTTAACGATAGCCGCTGCCGTTACAATATTTGCATCATCAACACGTTTGGTAATCCATACCTGTCTTGGTTTTCTTTTATAGGGTTTATGAAAATCTATAATACCACCGTCAATTTCAGATTGTATTGGTTCTCCGTCCCTTAATTTTCCACCCAAAGAAAATAAACCATCCTCACTGGCTGCAACATAAACCCCATTGATGCAAGCAAAACTATTAAACCCGAAATCCTCATATTCAGTCACTCCAAAATGACTGGCATTAGTTACAGCGCCCTTAAGTATAAATGTAAGCAGTTCAAGGAAGGCTTGTAATCTACCGCTAATCGGAATGTTTCCCGATAGAGCTCCGATTAAATCAGTGAAGCCATGCCATTTCTCTCCTGATAAATTGATATACCCAAGGATTTGCCCGGATGAACCTACGAGTCCAGATATATTTCCCGCCAATCCATATGAACCAGTTATCGTTCCATAAAGGCTTGGGTCTCCGTAGATTAATCCATGAATCGGAATGGATCCCAGGATAGAGCCGACTCCACCAGTCAATCCCCCCAATTCACCGCTAAACCTAATCTCACCCGAAATAAGGTCAAGGGTTTGTATACCCTCGAAGGTTCCGCTTATGTTAATGAATCCTGAGATTGCAGCCGAAACACCTCCGGGTGGACCAGGCGGTGGTAATTCTTCATCCCATACACATTCCACGAACCAGTGGTTTGTAGCCGGATTACTTGTCCCTATCCCAGAAATAACTTGAACGACCAGCGCCTGGCCCGAACGTATAACGATTGGTGTATCTTCTACTGAGGATGGGAGAATTTCATTATCGCGAGAGAGAACCTGTCCCTCAAGCGTGTGTAGTCTTATGGTATATTGTTGCCATGTAACCCTGGCGGGACTATTCAATATTAAAAATGATTCATCTTCTAGAAGTAATGAGGTTCCATCTTCAAGGAGTAGATAAAAGTCTTCTTCGCTACTGGTTACAGCGATAGGGGTCAGGGCGCTCCCATCGGAAACTGCTGCACCACGAAGCACGATATTACTATCTGATGTAAGGGCTGTGTCGAATGAACCCTTATTAAGAACAATACCCCCCGCAGGAGAAGTTACGTGACGGCCTATCCTCACCTGCGGCATTACTTCATTTAGGGCTGCCGTCGCATCAAGTCGTACTATTAGTTTACGAACAGTAACAACATTAGCCGCATCTGTGCCATTCGCCAACGTGAAGATAGTCTGCACCGTTGACGCATTTCCAATCGTACGAAAGGTTGCTGCGAGTCCCTTATAGGTTATAGCCATATTAAATTGTAAACTCTTCCCATGCGCACTGAACAAACCAGTAATTTGTAGCTGGGTTGCTTGTTCCAACCGCTGCTACTACTTGAACAAGTAAGGACTGATTTGCCCGAAGAATAATGGGGGTGTCTGCTAATTTTGGTATAAGGTGATTATCAAGGGCTAGAACCTGTCCGGCAGCCGTATGTAGTCTCATGCAATACTGTTGCCACATGATGTCGGCAGCGGTAGCCGTAATGGCCGTAGCTCCACCATCATCGGCTGCATTTGCCCCCCTTGGTATGACACTTTCGTTGGGACTTTGGTTTGTATCGAATTTACTTTTTATTAATACAGTGCCACCCGTTGGAAGCGCAGCCGGACGACTTACCTTCACTAACGGCATTACTGCTACCAAAACAGCGGTTGCATCTAATTGAACTATTAGCTCCCTAATGCCAATTAGTGTGGTTGAACCGACTGCGTTCTCAATAGTAAATAAATTATGTGTGGTAGCGGCATTTCCCAAGATACGAAAGGTCGCTACCGAACCATCGAAGGATACTACTTTTGCCATTTTAAATTCCCCCTATTTAAACTAAGGTTAGGTTGTTACTTTAAATCTCAATATATAAATAGGAACAGTAACTGTATTAGCTAGGGTTCCACTAACAGTAGCGACAATTTGAATCTTATCGCCTTGCGCCACAACTAGGTTTGCCTCTGTACCATGAATGGTCAAGGTTCGCTTAGTATTAACAGCCAATGCTGTTCCACCGGTTGCCTTGGTGGTATTAGCATTATCAACGGCCAGCATGGCAGTTGAGCCTGCTCCGTTTTGTCCTAAGTTAACCACGGTCCAAGTGATATAGTTGGTATCGTTTGCTGCCAAGGCATCTAGGGGATTAATTTCAACTGAAGTTAATGAACCCGCTTCTGGGGCAATAATATATTCATTAGTAGCACCAGCAGCGGTAGCAATTGTTTTTCCTTCCCTCACAATAGATTTCGAACCTGCCGTAGCCGATAACTTTACTCCAGTAACGCTAGCATCGACATGCCCCGCCGTTGGTAGTCCCGTTGCGTTAGTCAAGACTGCTGACGCTGGTGTTCCAAGTGCAGGACTTACAAGCGTTGGGCTTTCAGCAAACACCAAGGCTCCCGTACCAGTTTCATTACTTATCACCCCGGCAAGTTCAGCCGAGGTGGTGGCGGCAAGCGCAGACAACTTATTGGCAGCAAAAAGATTGGCAATCGTCGCCTTTCTATTAGTAGGGACTCCTCCGGGATCGTTTACTATTATAATCAGGTCATCGGCAGTCGGTGTAGTATCCGGAGTTAATTGGGTAATCTTTAAATTCGGCATTTTAATCCCTCCTATTTAGACTGTCGTTGCCGGGATTGTAATCGCAATCGAACTGATAGTCGTTGTTGCACCAACAGCGAAGTTTGTCGAGTTAAGAACCAAGTCGGTTCCGCTAATACCAACCGTTCCTTGAATTCTTAGGTTAGTTAGGGCGGTGGAAGATCCAACATCCGTTGAAATAACAAGTCTAAAATGACTGGCGGTTCCAGCGGCAACGTTGATTCCAGAATTAACAGCGGATTCCTTTCCGATAGTACCAGCAACCGGAAGGGCTAGCTGGATACAATTGGTTCTTACTGCGGCCTGTTTTGCAGTAACGGTTGTCGTACATGTTCCGGGAACATCTGCCAAAGTTAAATCTAAACCATCGATACTGCCCTGAACGTATATAAGGCCAGTCGCATCATCGATATCCGGGATTGCCCGAATTTGCGGAATGTCATTTAACATTCTGGCAACCTTGGCGGCGATTTTTAGACGACTATCATCTGCGGCAAGAATCGTATAGGGATACGCCGTTGGACCAACACCATCAACCGTAACGTTAATACTAACCACATTACCGGTCGTGATAGTGCCCGATATTGCAATTTCATACGCTCTTGGAGTAGATCGATCTCCAAGGGTAACTGTCCCGCTCGCCTTTGTAATAGGGCAAAGTAAAACCCCAGTTTCCGCTGCATCTGCATCTACGGGAGCGGTCCCGCTGAAGATTTTAATCATCGAATCTTCAAACGCCTTTCGAACCGATCCTTCACCCAATAAATACTGCCTCAAACCTGTAGAAAATTGAAATGCCATTGTAATATCCTCCTATTAAAGTTTTGCCTTATACGCTCCAAGGAATTGCCCGAATCCAAGATCGTCACGATAGATTAAGGCACCACCCTCCACGTCTTCAAGGGTAAAATAACCTTTGGTCAGGTTTTTAACCTGTCCCTCCGGTAAACCAATAAAACATCCATCTTCCGCCCACCATATAGCAACACGTCCCATAATACCCTTCGCTACTTCTTCTCCCTCTACCGTCATAGACATCCCGGGTATGGCAGGGCTGTCATTAACTGGGATATATTTAAACTCAGAAGGAGAGAGTCCCGAAAGGAATGCGACGGTATTTCCGTGGCTGACATACATTCCATCAGCAATCGCCTTCATCATTGTAATCTGGCCGGTTAGCTGGATAGCGTTATCACGCTCATCCATCATAAACGGAGAAGCTGCATCGCTGTAAGCAATAATTTCAGAACCAGCCGCATAGAGCCTTGAATTAAAATATTCAAGAATGTGTCCGCCAACCATGCGTTTTTTGAATGGCTGGTCTATCGTGGGGAATGGATAAGCAATACCATCCCGGATACATCCAATAACTTCGCGGTTTGAGAAAAAGATAAGCCCGCCGCCCTCGGTGTAGCACATTGGGGAACCTACATACAGGCCAGACAAAAGGGTTGTTACTGTTACCAGGTCTTGGTGAAGCATCTTTAATGCACCACCATTTACAAAAAGGCCGAACGTTTTGTCCTTATTCGACCATAGGCTATGACAATTTCCAGAGATAATTTTCACATGCCCCCTGGCCATCTTAACCATAAACTCATCATCGATGTCTATGTTGGTCCCAACTGCAAGGTAGTCCCCTGGAATCCGTGTTGGGTCAACCGTATTCATTACACCCTTAATATCTTTCATTTCAATAAAGGTTTCTGCCATTATAATGTTCCTAGATGTGGAGAGCATACCGTATCACCCTCCATGAGAATCGCCATATCAAGCGCTACGCTACTTTTAAATTCCCCGAATATATCCCCGTGTCGTTTTGATCTTTCGAAATCATAGGTTTCCGTGTCTTGCTTCAGGTAAGCGTATTTGGCAATCCCGTCCATTAACCCATAATGGTATGTGGCATCCAGTTCTGGGGTTGGAGGTGTTGCGAGCCCCAAATCACTCGCCGTATACGTTACAAGTGGTAACCGGGCAACTCGCATAAGCACGGTATCGCGGACTTTCCGTAGCGTTGCGCTACACAGATTTTCATTAACAGGAGTTTCATTCACGGTAAGAATTGTGTCTGTTACATTTGAGAGCGTAAGCGTACCGTTATTTGAAAGAGACCCGGTTACCACGATGGAATCGCCAGTTGTATAATGACTGGTAAATGTTTCTCCAACCTTTGTGATAGTTTTTGCTGCCGCATTAAATGTGATATTGGATGCACCGGCAACATACCCAGTGGTGTCATACTTTGGGTACGGAACGATATTTCGATTCTGACTATCCATCACTAACCAATATGGATACGTTCCAGTCGTAGCGCGCCAGTTGAAGTACCCATTCATGAATGCTTCGGTCTTGCGGTCTAACGGATATCCATTACTGTTTAGCCATGTGCTTAAGATCTTTAACACCTTCGGGCTCGCAGCGTGCAGGGACTGATTCGCGAGCAATGGAACTTGACATACGCTAACCGTAGACGAATCCACTATGCAGTATGTCTCGCGGACAAGCTCATCGTATACACGGTTAAAATGACTCACCAGTCCGGCATTCGTCCATAGATATGGCATCACAGCATCATCTAACACTTCATTACGGACTAAACTTACAATTTCAGCTATGTTCATATAACCTCTTCGTATTCAAATGAACCAGTTGCACTTAATTTTGGCTCCTTCCTCCTAGGACGATCGAAAAGGAAGTCCCCGATTGAATCTGGTACATCTAGTTTTGGAACTTTCCCGCCAAGACATTCATAATAAAATTCATCTGCTGTTTGTGCAGGTGTTAATGATCCTAGCAAAGATCCACCCACAACTTCATATTCAAACGAACCCGATATATCTAGTTCTGATTTCTTACTTTTTGGACGATTAAAGGAAAAGTCCGCAATTAAATCAGATATATCCAATCTTGGAATCTTACCGCCAAGGTGTTCGTAATAAAACTCACCAGCTAATTTTAATAATGTTAGTGATTCTAGTATATGACCATGCAAGAGTCCGTCTACGATTAAAAAGGTATTCCAAAAAACGTTACTAACGGAATGAGTATGTTGTAAATTCTGTATTGTAAGATTATGTATTTGATTAAGAGTGATTGCATCCAAGCCATGCGTATGAGTAGGATGATTAACTAGTAAATTATGAACCTGTAAAAGAATTACCGCTCCAAGATTATGTGAATGGAGAAGTGTCTGAACAATAAGATTGTGAACCTGTGTTAATGTAGCTGTATCCAGACCGTGTCCATGAACGAGTGCCTGTATTATTAGATTATGAATCTGCGATAGGGTTGGTGTACCAATAACATGTGAGTGTAACAAATCCGATATTGTAATATTGTGAATCTGAAGTAATGCAATTCCATCTATTACGTTAGAATGAAGCATGTCCTGGATAGCCAACCAAATAGCGGTGGATATAGCTACATTATCAATGCCGTGAACATGCTGTGAGCTCTGTACAATAAGGTTGTGTACCTGCGATAAGGTAACCGTACCCAATATATGATCATGCTGTAATGCTTGTATTGTTAAACTATAAACTCCACAGTCAATATTAGCGACAATTCTACTTGCATAAATAGGCACATTCAGAACATTCGTACCAATATTATGTGCAGAATCGGGCATTGTCATGGCCAAACTCCTTGCCCTATTTGCACCAGTAGCGGTCGAATTTGGAATATCGACGGGTGTTCCGCCAGGATCTCTTTGAAGCTTGGCCGAATCAGTAGTATCTATAGACGAATTAATTTCATGATAAAAATCTTTACTGACGCCAGACCAATCTGCTGGATCAAAAAGGTTATCATAGCGTTTCAGTCCGGTACTACCTTCATTCGTATTTACAATCAAATATTGCGGTTGGAGTTTAACGACTGAACTGACCTGTTCTACGGCAATTTTCAAATTGTAAATATTATACCAAATGGTCGCCTTAGAGGTCTTGGTCACGATCCTGTAATTGCGGCCATCTGTGGGAGTAAAGGAATTTGAAGTCAACATGCCCGGTGACTGTTGATAAAATACTACGGAAACTTTATCTGTCCAGTTATCAAAATTACCATCGTCTTCTTGCAACGTGGCAGTAAGATAATGATTCTGTTGATTTACCTCAACTTCAGCAGCAAGATGAAATGTAAAAACACAGTTATTTCCCCACCTGTTAGCCTCATATTTCCAATATTTGGGATAAGTAAGCGGTAGACTCGTTATATTTGTCTTGCCTGTCTCTTTATTGCCAATCTCAATCTGGGTATAAGTCTTGGTGAAATTATTCTGAATTACAATTACCCTGGCCGATTTAACCTGCAACTGACCAGCATCCGTAGTTCCATCTAATCTAATAAATCTTATTGATTCATATGATCCTGTAAAGTTACCAGATCTTACTCTTGTCCAAGTACTGTTGTTGGGCACAGAAACGGAAACTTCTAGGCTACCATTTCGATCAAGCAAACTTACGGTTCTGGCCTGACTGTCCGAATTATAAGCAAAAACCTCAAAGTAAACGGTCTTTCCGTCCCACCATTCTATATATGCACCTAAATGGATCCGTTCACCACTATCAACTGTAGCACTAGCGGTACTTTGATATAAAGAATTAAGGATATTAATTTCTTGCCTAATTGTCATTGGAAGGGCAGTTAATGTAACTGAACATATTTTATTTTATACTTCCCTTAAGTATCTACCATTACGTCGGGTCAGCGATTTCGTCTTTAAATGCGGGTATCGTGATTGTATTACCCGATGTCAAGACTTGCTCCGTGCAGGTGGTGGTAAGCTTGATTGCACCAGTTAGGCTCAACACAACATGCCTTGCAGTTCCGCTTCCCGTCACGGATACACCAGCTTTTTGTGCTGTAGTAATTTTACGCCCAGAAGTATCCCCATTCGCAATTGCATAATCGGTCGCTGGAGTCATGGCAACGTTTGCAAGAGTATTAGATAAGTCGGCAGGGGTACCGACATCACTCGTAACATCCATTCGTGTAGAGGTTTTAATAACCTCCAGGGCAGCATCTAAAACTGCATCGGCTACTGATTTTCCCATGTTAATCTCCTATAGTTTTAAAAGTTAAGACCTGACAAACATCTTGGACCTCAAGAACAATATCTTGCTTGGATTGTTCTTTTTCTTCTTCTTCCATGTTACCCTCCCTGTATCGAAAAGATTTCAAGAATTTTTGATGATTACATTTTTCTATAGACACGGTAATTCCAAGCGCACGCTCCTGCAATTATCAGCGTCGGAACAATAAGAATTGCCCAATGGAGTATGAATCCGGCCAATACAAAAAGGGGACAGACGATTAACTTAACCTTGGCAACACCGAATTTCCTCAAGATGGGATTTAATTCATTGCCACCCTTATCTAGGATTCTTTTTGTCAGATACCAGTCAAGGATATTGGCTGCAATAAACAAAGCCGAGATCAGATAAATCATGACCACACCCCACCGTTTATTTGAGACCAAATCCTATTCCATCTTATATTACACTTTTCATCAAATGAAAGTAATATTTTAAAAACCCTACCGACTAATTGGTCTCGACTTATATAACCAAAGAACCTACTATCTTTACTATTCTTTTTATTGTCTCCTAAAAAATATACCCCATTTCCATTTACAATGGCTACCCTTTTAATATAGGTCTTATTATGATACTTAAATGCGAATATATCTCCCACAATGGGGGTTTTATTTAATTTATTGATTAATATAATATCATTAACTAGCAATGCAGGAAACATGGATTCGGATACAACAAATCCAACACCTATCCAAATGTATCTTACTAGAATTCCAACAAGAATAACTACACCAATGGTAAAAAGTGGTATAAGTACTGAACTCACCACGTTATTGACAGACTCCCTCCACCTATTGTGATGGATTGGGAGCCTGTGCCGAGGGTTAATGTGTTACCAGAACTAAATGCACCACAATATGTTCCACCCTCTCCAGTTGTCCTTGCTGGTGCACTCTGGGTCAACCTATAATAAGTTGAACTCGTCCCCACATCTGTCCCATCTGTCTCCCAAACTGTGCCTGAGCCAGCGAAACCTGGGGCAACCAAGAGAGTTTCGGTGTTGTTGGCATAGTTCGTAAAAGTGAAACCTCCGAAACAATTATATTGATAATCATCTTGAGGATTGTAATGGTAATTATATGTAATACTATCTATGGTAGAACCGTTCACCATCCCATTATGAGTATATGATCCTCCTTGAAATATATTATTCTTGACCACATTAGGTCCAGCATTACCCTCAACATCATCGTAATATAATATAATGCTTTCATATTGATCATTTAATCCTGTTGATGGAAAAACAACTGTATTGTGTTGAATGTCATTGTTTATACAGTTATCTTCTCTTAATACAATAGAGGCCGCTTTTCCATAATCTCCTGAATGAGCCACAGATGAAGGAATGACAAGATTATATTTTATACTATGTCCAGAAGTGTCCCTAACATAGATAATTCCAAGCCAATCAAGACTCATAGATGAATGGAAATAATTATATTGAACGGTAGCAGAATTCGAGGAGTTGTCTGTAGTTCCAAGGTAGAGGTTCAGATAAACATTTGTTCCACCAAAATCATTATATTTTACGGTAGCATTATTTGAACCTTCGGTCAGGGTTAATTGATGATATTGATTTCCAGATATACTGCTTTCGAAAACATTTTGTGTAATTGTGCATCCAGTAGAAGTCCAAAGAGCCACTTCACGTACTATCTGTGTGGCAGCAGTTATCGTACTGCTTAATTTACATTTAGTTAAAGTATGACCGCTACCTCCCCCGAAACGGACTACAGACAGAGTAGCATTATCATTGTCTTTTAATGTGAAGTTCTGTATCGTCCAACCAGTAACGCCAGATATTCTGACATTCTCTCCCCCAGCAAGTTGGGCAATACCTGTTCCATCTATGGTGATCCCCTGATTTGCAACCATACCAATCAAGGTGATAGTGTTAAGACCATTTTCGTCTATGCTTTCGGCATAGACATTAGATGTTGCAGCCTTAGTATAGACCTCTATCGTATCGGTACTCGAAGCCGCATTTATGGCTGCCTGAATCGTGGCGTGGGTTTTTCCATCACCAACAGTTATGGTCGCTGCCCGTCCCATTGAAGCGAAAGAAAATAAAATTAAAATAGTAAAGAACAATTTTCTCATTTGTGTTCCTTTTAATAATCTTTCCAACTTGTCACCCTTGTCTGACTAACAACTCCACTAGAAAAATGTATACCAGGTTTCCCTGCCCCAAGGGGAGATAATGGGTCTGATCTTTGGGTTAATAAAACACCATCCACCCATGTATCAATCGTAACGGTGGTGGTTCCTGAAGTAGCTATTCTTACCGTATGGTTAGATGCAACTGGCCAATCACCTGTTGTACTACCATTGCTAAAATATTCCCCATCTTTATTTATATATAAAGATGTATAGTGGTCGTCTAATACATCTACCAAATAAGCACTATATCCAACGTGAGTCCCACCCATTCTGACACACGGCCGTCCACGGTGAGAGGTATTAACTGCATTTCCAATAAAGACAACCTCGGATATCTCCGAAGAACTCGCATTGTAAAAAACAGCAGCCTCACTCCAAGCAGCCACCTGTTCAGCATTTCCATCGTTGATAACCACATTATCAACATCATGCCCAGTTATCGCTGTCCAATTATTATCGTGATCGTAAAGATGTGTTCCGTTAGTGCCGGTAAAGGTGTCACTGTATCCAGCAGCCACAGGCACTCCTCCCCCAATCACTCCCATGTTTAAAAAGCCGTCCTGATTTCCGAGTATTCCCCTTGCAGCACCGACCATTGAATAGGGGCTCTCCTTATTCATCCACATTTTCTGACATTTGATGCAGACAAATTTCTTACAACAACCAACTTGTTTCTTAATCCAATTATGTGAACATGTTCTTTCCATACCAAGGTCCCCCCTATGTTCCCACGGTCCATGTGCCACTCGAACCAAGCGTAGTCCAGTGGGCCACATCCGTTGCGAAATCAGTTACCACTAGACAAATAAAATTTCCAGCAGCACCGGCACTGTAGATATCTACCCCGGCAGCACCAAGGGTCCCGTTAAGTCGAATCTTATCTGCATCGCCCGGATTAACCCGTATAACATTTGCTCCCGTTGAATATATGCAAACTGATTGTCCAACTCCATTGGCGGCATCAATATTAGGTAGGGTAAGGGTCATGGCTGCTGTTGCGATTACCATGTATCCATAGAGTTCTTTCGCACTATCAGTCCCAAGAGTATAGGCCGCACCTTTTGATATTACCCCAATTTTCCCCGAGATGATTCCTGTCGTAGCAAGGTGTAAAGCTGAAAAAGAAACATCGGTTGCACTTGAAGCGGGTGAGGAAAAGATGATTGTATTGGCGGTAGTGTTGAGGTCAATTTTAACATCCTCATCTGCACCATCACCTAATCCAAGGATTGTCAGCGCTCCATTTGCCCCTGTAAGTTTTACCCCTGCTGCTCCAATACTAACATCATCAACTAATGTAGGAGAGTCTGCCCTAACCGGAGCGCCAGTTCCCGTTGCAGCCGTCCAAACTGGGGCCGCTGCACCACCCCCAACAAGGATATCGGTTGTAGCTCCTGTCGCCAAACCCGTTACCGTATTTGCTGCCGATGCATGCAGAATTGTCCCCATTGCAAATGTATCTGCAACGGAAGATGTTGAAGCAATAAGATTACCACTAACATCACTGAGGACATTTTTAGAGGCGGTTAAACCACCTATGGTTATTCCAGTAATGGAAGATTTAAATTCAAGTGCTGTATTACCAGAGTTGCTTCCCAGTAGTCTCCCCCCCCCACCAGAGGTTACAACTGCTGCTGTTGATGCACCCGTTAATTCTATAATCGAAACATCTGCGAAGGTAAGCCCAGCAATAGCGGTCAATTCTGCATCGGATGCTTGCTTACCACTTAATTGGGCTTGAATGGCAGAGGTAACATCGCTAGTATATCCAACCTTTGTAGCAGTTGTCCCCCATGCTACTGGAACATTTGCCAGGGTAACCTTTCTATCGACTGGACTCCCAGTCGGGTCTCCGCTTACATAAATAAGATCATCTGACGTTGGGGTTGCATCAGCGGTTAGGTCGATAACTTTTGTGTCTGCCATAACAATACTCCCTAATTATTTAATAGAATCTTATCTCCAGAATTTAGAAGGAGATAGTCACCAATATTTAGTAGTAATTTATTGTCTGATGGTGGAGCACCACCCTCAGATGTTGAAAAAAAAACATAACGATATTTTGTCAATTCATAATAGTTACGGATTTCTTGTGCTGAGAGAGTACGGTTGAATCCTAAATTTTCTGGTATCACCCCACCCAAGAATGTTCCCGGTGTGTCGTATGAACCAAGAGTTGTCAGTGTTAGATCATTATTTGCATCGAGAACCTGATCCGCCCCGACCTGGATACCATTCTTAAAGAATTGAACGGTTGTCCCTGATCTGGCAATTCCAATCATCGTAGAATTACCAATCCCTCCACCATGAGCCTGCGAAAGTTCGGTCGCTCCGGCATTGTAATATAGGTTGGTTCCATCTATCGCCACATGGTTGTTGGCTGCCCTTCCATGAATAATGTCCTTGGCATTTGCAAAAGATCGAAGCCAGTAAAGTAGGGTGTGAGTCTTGCCAAAGTTGATAGAAGGATGGGCTATTCTGTCATCAACATCATCGAAATACCATCCAATCGCCGTCTTGGGAATCACACCATTGATCTTCCAACTCGCTATCGTATTCGGATCAAATCCACTCTCTATGCTTGCCCAATTCCTCGTCGTGCCATTAAGAGAGGAAACAATGTGGACAGCGGTTGCGGGAGGATCGGTGACACGTTGAACATTTAAAGTGGTTACATCAACATTTCCTGCACCGAGTCTATAGGGAATGATAGCTGGATAAACCGTACAATCATATTTTGTAACTCCATCATTCAAGGCAATTGTCACTCCATTCGCTCCATTTACTAAGTGTCCATTTGTTGCAACATAAGTATATGCGTACAAAGAAGACATAGAAAGAATGCCATAAACCGACATAATACCCCCAGTATCGCTTGTGGTAAAACTGTCGGAATCTATAATGGTTGCATTCGAATAATTACTCCACCCACTTGTAAAATCCCATCCGGCAACTATATTGGCGTCTAACGTCTCCCCTGCCCCAGTTGCTCCAATGTAGCCAGTGGCTTTCTTGCCTGTACCGTCTAAGAGTTCGATGTAATAAGGAGTATAACCTGAGTCATTACCAGCATAGGAACTTAGGTTAAGGGATGACCAGAAGAAGGCGTTGGTGGCAGTGAAGTCACCACGGTTGAGAGTTGAGCCAACAGAGGTCATCTGAGGATTACCAGGATAAGGAACGGCTCCAGTGATCACTCCGTGATTATTCTGTCCAGAGATGTCCAGGATTTTAGACTGCTCCGATCCATATTTATAAAATGGTAAGTGAAGTACGCAGGAGGGATCTGCCGGAAATGGACGCCAATGTCTCTCTGTTCGCATTTCTTACCTCGTAAATAAGGTCAGGTTATCAGTCCCGCCAGTGCCACCAGCAGCGCCAGATAACGTAAGCCTGAAGGTATATGTTCCATCCAACTCAACATCAACGGGGATAGAATAATTAGCAGCATCGGCATGTGCGGCTCCAGACCAGATCGTAATACTGTTTGCATCTATGATTGATAACGTTCTGGTTCGGTCTTCCGTTGAATCGTAACATTCCAGTATGTATCGGGTCAGAACTTCTCCCTCAAGATTGAATGTGGCATCGAAAGTTGTGCCAGTGGCCGCAATAGCATATGCCTTCCTTGGATGCTTCCCGCAAGTTCTTCGTGATAATACGCGTCCCATTTATTCCTCCTTTAAAATACTTCACCATATTGAATAGCCCAACGACATTTGGGGCAAATTAAATACCAACCGTAATTTTTCATGCGTGTCCGACAGGATCTACACTTCATCGTTGAATACCAAGACGTACCCGCTCAAGCCATTGACAGTTCATACATAGAGTTCTATAACCAATCGGAAATCCATTTCTTCGTAACAACCTATAGAGTTTATATGAACTTGTAATGTGATGTTCCCTACGATGCCTCGCTCCATCTCCGTTAATATGATCAATACTTAACGCATCCATATTATCATATCCACATAGTACACACGCAGCTACTCCTCCCCCATAATATGTTAATATATCTAGCTTGATTTTTTTATTAACATCTCGACTCAAATTTAATATACGTTCTTTATTGATCTGATAATACTTATTACGATACTCTTTATCGTATGGTCTATTTCGTGGGTGATCCTTTGCATATCGTTTATTATATTCCTTGTAATGATCTTTGTGGTCATCCCTATATTTTTTTTGATATGCTATTCTGTCAAATGCCACTACTTACTCCCATATCACTATCAACCCTTTCTCCGATTCTTTTTGCTGGATTGCCCCCATAAATTCCATACGGAACTTCAGGATTACGGGTAAGGACGGAGCCAATACCTATAACCGTCCCATCCGGTATCTCTGTAACCTGGTATAACACTATACAGGAATGCAACCAGACATCCCGCCCGATCTTCTTGTCTTGCCACTTAACACCAATTCGTTTTTGTAAAAGTAAGAGCGGCTCTCTTCCGTAATGGAAGTGATCGTGCGTTAGGATCCTAGTTCCTTCACCTACCATGGTATATTCCCCGATAGATACGGAACCAGTGAGATCGATGAAGCAGCCTGGAGAGATGGAAATTTCACCCTCGTCCAGAATTAATTCTCCTTGATGGACTTCCGAATGTGGTATGTAAATTACGTGTTGTAATATATCGTATATACTCATAGGGCCGCCGGTCTGAAATCAAGATACCAGTGACCATCTTCGCCCTTACGGGGCCAAAGCGCTATATGATCAATGTGTCCAATGTGGTTATCGAGATCCACATAGACTTTAAATCCAGCTTTCTGAGCAGCATGACAAAAATAAAGATCAGAGCTTGAAAATTTAGGATCAAGTTGGCCTTGTCGGAACCAAGGAAATTCTATCTCTTCCAATACGTTTCGCCTAATTAACATACCGGCGTTTCCAACAGTACCAGACCACTCCATCAGGCCAGATTTACCAACAAGTGGAGCCCATCGATCTGGCAACCCCGTAAATCCGCCCTCCTCGCCATAGTTAAGGGTAGGTTCCCAATCGCCACGACGAAGGCAAAGGGGGACGACTATATCAACGTTACGATCATAAAGCTTGCGCCATAAATCTGGAGCGAACACATGGTCGTCCCCCAATATCCAAAACCATTTTATTTTTGGATCGTTAAATCCAACCCTACATA